AGTCGTCATCATTTACTTGTTGTAATTGTAGCATAGGTGCGGCTGTAGTGTCAAGTGTATCTTCGTCCTCACCTTTCATATCGTATGTGTTATGGTAGTACGAAGTCTTCCAACCCAACTTGTAAGTTGTCAATAAGTCACGGAACATGATACTCATTGGCACTTCGTTATTTGGGTAGTGCTTTGGATTGTAACTCCAGTTTCCAGAAATAGCTTGGTCAAAGTATTTTTGCATTGCGGCTACAATCTTCACATAACCATCCTGAACACCATCTTCATACAAGTAAGAGTAGTTGTTCTTTAAGCTACCGTACTGTGGAACGATTTGTTTCAACGGACCTTTCTTGGACTTCTTAGTGCTCATTGCCGCACGTGGTGGCTCAATACCGTTGGTTTCATTAGAAGCAACTGAGCTAGACTCACTTGGCATTTGTGCGCTTAGTGTGCTATGACGCATGCCGTGTTCAGCAACTTCGCGACGCAACAATTCCCAATCGTAGTGCAAGTCTGTTCCTAGGAACTCGTCAACATCACGCTTGTATGTGTCAATAGGCAAGATACCTTGGCTGTATTTGGTACGACTAAAGTATTCGCAAGGACCCTTTTCCTTTGCAAGCTCGACACTGGCTTTGATCAAGTAGTACTGGAACGCTTCAGTTAAACGATTAACTGATTGTGCGGCTTCAACATCAGAGTACTTTAGACCCTTCTTGGCAAGATAGTGTGCAAGGCCAATGTAACCAATACCAAGACTACGACGAGCCTTTGTGGAAATCTCTGCGGCAATAACTGGATAACGCTGATAGTCAATGATTTGATCTAAAGCACGAACAGCAAGTTCGGTTAAGTTCTTTAAGTCGTCAAGCTCGCGAACATTACCTACGTTGATAGCACTTAAAATGCAAAGTGCAATTTCACCTTCTTTGTCATCAAGTGATTGAATAGGATCTGTTGGCAGTGTAATCTCTTGGCACAAGTTGCTCATACGAACCATGTCTAAGAAGCTACTGTGGCTGTTGCAGTGGTCAATATTCATAATATAGATACGACCAGTTTCTGCACGTTCCTTTAGCAATTCTCCAAACAGGGCCATGGCCTTGACAGTCTTCTTAGAGATTGAAGGATCCTTTTCGTACTTGACATACAGTTCGTCAAATACTTCATTGTTACCAAATGCTTCGTACAAGCCCGGAACGTCATGCGGTGAGAACAATGTAATGTCACCGTCGGCTAACAGACGTTCGTAGAAAATCTTGCTTAACTGAATAGAGTAGTCTAGCTTGCGTACACGATTGTCTTCGGTACCTTTGTTATTCTTTAGCACAATAACGTCACCAATCTCTTTGTGCCAGATCGGGAAGTGAACAGTAGCACTACCACCACGAACACCGTTTTGTGTGCATGAACGCACAACGCTTTCATACACTTTCAAGAATGGAATAACACCAGTGTGTGCAACTTCGCCTCCACGAATCTTAGAGTTGATGGCACGAATACGACCAACGTTCAAACCAATACCAGCACGTTGGGCAATGTAATAGCCGACAGCGGAACTGCTGTTAAAGATAGACGGAAGTGTATCGTCAACATCAACTAATACGCAAGATGCAAACTGACGAATAGGAGTACGTACACCTGACATCACTGGTGTAGGAATGTTAATCTTAAATGTAGAGATTGCATCGTAGTAACGGCGAATATAACTTAGTCGCTTGTCAGCTGGATATGTCGCAAACAATGTTGCGGCAATCATCATGTACATGTATTGTGGTGTTTCATAGACATGGCCGTTAGAACGATCTTGTACAAGGTACTTGTCCACTACTTGACGCATGCCTGCGTATGTAAAGTCTAAGTCACGTTGGTGGTTGATGTAAACATCAAGTTGGCGCCATTCTGCTTCAGTGTATTGCTCAAGCAATTCAGCATCGTACACACCTGCGGCTACGTTTTTCTTTACCAGGTCATACAATGGAATGTAATCAAATTGCCCGAATACGATTTTACGAAGACCGTATAGCAATAAACGTGCGGCTGCAAATTGATAGTTTGGCTTTTCTAAACTAACTAAGTCACTTGCACTACGTACAAGAATCTCTTGGATGTCGCCAGTAGTGATGCCATCGTTGAACTGCAAGTCTGCGTTCATTTCAATTTGGCTTACACTAACTCCGGCAAGACCTTCACATGCTTCTTCTACCATCAAGTGGATTTTGTTAATGTCCAACGGCTCTTTGCGCCCGTCTCTTTTAATTACGTTAATTGTTGATTTGCTCATATTTTCCTTTAATCCAATTTTTGTGTGCGCTGTCTTGGTGCAGTAAGTTCATACTTAACCAGGAACCATGGCGCAATATCTTTATACTTTAACTAGGTTAGCGAGGTCGCTAGGGCCCCATGTTTGTAGAATTTGCATTTTTGCTTCGTCGATGTCGAGTACTTCACCGTCATAATAATTTAACAGTTTTTTGTTAGGAAGTATTACCAACAAACGGGGCGTTTCGTCAATTATGGCTAACATAAGCTCACAATCAATTTTGGCCAGCACCATGCTGTAAAACATACCAAGTCCTTGTGCGCTTGGGCAAAATGAACCTGTGCCAATCAATGCCCATGGGTCTGGCCAAGTTTCTTGTCTCCAGGGATCGAATGTTTTAGTAACCATTGGAACAAATTTCCACCAGGTTGCTACTTCTTGATATGCAGAGTTAGTATCGAGACTAGTAAGACTTAGTCTCCAGTCTCTCCATGCTGCCAGTCTACCTTGTTTGTCAGTAAACCAATGTTCTAAGTTTCTATGTTCCACGCGATACTTATGCTAGTTTATAGTACTGTTCTACTCGACGAAGCCACAGATCTGTATAGCGATCAAACTCAGCTCCTTCGACGATAAATTCCTGATAGATATTGTCTGCCGAACACATAAAGATTACGCCTTTGCGAATCTTAGTGCCCCACACTTCGTTGTGTGCTAATGCGTATGCTGTGGTTTGAACAAAGTAATCGTCAATCCATTCACGCTTTTTTGGCTTGTTAGTTTGCTTATGGTCCATGATAGCATCTTCGCCGCCATGGACTCCAACTAAGTCAGTTGTACCTGCATACAAACCCGGACAGTACAGCTGAACTTCAGTGCCCCATACTTCATTGCAATTGACTAATCCTTCGCTGATAATGGTCTGTGCCATTTTATGGCTTTGGATGGAGTATGGATTTGTGCCTGGTGTGCCAGCATCTCCAGTTAGCACATAGTTCTCGAGCCACTTGTGCATACGAGTGCCCCGGCTGGCAGCTTCGGTTGTAATCTCTTTGGCTTTTTGTTCACCAACGCTCTTACGCCAGTTTGCCAGTGCTTGCTTAGATTCTTCCGATTTGGTTTTGTCTAGGATTGTAGTAACGCTAGGTACTCGTGATCCATCTGGAGTTTCGTATAGACGACTTGCGCCGTCTATTCGATTTAATGGTTGGTAGTTGTATTTGGGGTTAAAATTTATCATTGTCATTTATTATACACAAGCGTATATAATAAGTCAATGATTACCAGGCGATTACCCACTGGAAAGTGGTTTGGCTAGTTGGGTTAACTTGGCGTTCGATTGTGTATCCAAGATCTGTAAAATACTGAATCACTTTAGCCATTTGAAGTCTTAATTGGCGACTATCATTAACACCGGTCCAAGTATTGTAGTACTCGGTTGCTAATGCATATCCAGTGTCAGTTGGATTCTTTGCCATTGTGCTTGTAGTTGATACTGTTACTTCAACTGCGCCATCTGCCGCGGCCAAAATAACTTCTTCTTCTAAGTCACGAATTTCTCTTAAAACAAAAATATCTTGTAGCGATTTTAAACGTGCTTCTGATGCAGTTAACATTACGCGGCTCATAATCCTAAATCCTTTCGTGCTTGCTTTACTGCATCCTTGCCTACAATTTCTTTATTCTGTTCTGCTTGATCAACTGTATCAGCACCCGGAACTGTAGTCATCATAATTTTATCATTGCTAACATCGGCGACCAAGTCGTTGTTCTTTGCTTTGAATGTTGCGATTAGACCACGGATAGCATCAATTTGATTTGATGCGCTGAATCCCATCTTATTAAGACGTTGCACTAACTCTTGCATAGGCAAGGTTGCTACGCCATCGTTTTGACTCTTAATTAAGAGCATCTTGACAGCGTTAGCAAAACTTTGATCTACACTAGATAGTTCAAGCAATATCACTCTTCATCTCCCTGCCAGTTGGTTCTTCTTCTGGGCCTGCACTACTTGGGAAAATTGGAGCTTCGCCGCCAGCTTCTTCGCCTGGCAAAGAGGCTGGTAAAGCATCGCCTGGGCTTGTTAAGCTAGTGATAGCTGAATCAAGCGTGTCTTTAGTTTGCATTAACATGTTAATGGCTTCTTCTAATGCGCCCTTAACTGTTTGTACGTATTGCTCGCCTGTTGCATCGCCGAAACGAGCTTTGATTTGATCAACCAATGTAATCAAATCTTTACCTAGCATGTCTGCTACGTCTTCGATCATACCTTGGAAGTCTTTGTTCATTGAACGTGCGGCAATAATAACTTCAGCTTGATCTAAGTCAGCATCGTCTAATTCGCCTTCGAATAAAACTGGATCTACGTTAGCCATTTCTTCGTATACTTCACGTTGCAAAATTGCACGAGTATACTCTGCACCACCACGGCTTGCTAAAGTATCGATTTCTGATTGAACACGCTCTAGTTGTTCACGTAACATGCGTCCGCCTAGTGGCTTAACGTCAATGCTTTCCTTACGCAACGCACGACGAGCTGCCTGTGCTGGCGTAGTTGTTGTTGTAATATCATTAAATTTCATAATGGTCTCCGATACTTTATTTAGTGTTTTGGCTTGCTCATTTTGTTCATTCTAGCCACACGTCTGCTAACTTGGTTGAACTTTTTAGTTCTACGGCTTCGCATTTTGAATCTGGTTTTGAATTTGGATTTTAAGCGTTTGAATCTGATACGCTTTTTGATGTCGATACGTTTGCTACATGTACTTGCCGCGCTAACGACTCGCCCCTTTTTAAGTCCGGTTGTGCAACGAACTTTACGTTTAATTCGTTTACCGGAACGGGCCCATACTATTTTAGCTTCGACAACGATTTGCATGTTATTTTGGTAAATGTGTAATCACATATCCTAGCATTGCTAGAAGGCCTACAACAACAGTAGCTGTAGATGTGACCATAATTTTGAACTTTTCGTCTTTAGCGTTACTTAATAAAGTCTTAATCTCGCTAAGATTTTTATGATTGTCTGCTTTAAAAGAAGCAAAATCTGTATGGATAGTCTCTAAACGATCTTCTACAAATCCTATTTTCTCTTCTAAACGCTTATAACGCTCGGCGCACAATTCTACGTGCAACTCTAAGCTGGTTTGTTCTGTAATCGGTCTATCGGCTGGCATTTTGTCTATTCCGTAAAAAAACTACCCGCATGACTCGAGTCTGCAAGTGAAGTTGTGAGTAAAAATGAGCCTAGGTGAGTGATTACAACGGATTGTTTATATAGTTATATTTAGCACTATTAGAAAGAATCGTGTCGTATGTAAAACGTATTTTTGTCGGGGCCAGACGTGATAAGTCTGCCATCTAATGCGGCTGTTTCAGTTAGACCTGTAATTGCAGTGTTGCCGTTTGAATCAGTTGTTAGGGTTTCTTCTGTCATTTGGCCAACACGCTCGGCAATCCACTTTAAGCACCAAACACGATGCACCCCTTTAATGTTCTCCCCAAATAATCCATTAGTTACATCTTGCTGATCAATACATTCTACTCCTGCAAGCAACGGTTGGCCGCGACTAGCAATAATGTTCATCAATGTGGCAAGATTACTACGGCTGTCATTGCTCGCTGGGCCAATATCGTAAAGGGTCCAAGCCGTAAAGAATTCTGGATCGGCGCCCATGTGTGCCCCGGGAATCATCCAGGATTTTTTATCTTCTCTTTTTTGCATCATTTTACTGAGTGTATTGCACGGCCAATTGCATATCCTGCCGCGCCCATGGCACCAACTTTAGCTACGCTCTTTAAAAAACCATCGCCTGAACGGGAACCAACAATAGCACCAGCGCCCAATGCCGCAAGTTCTGCGTTGGCTGCGTCAGTAATTTCATAGCCCTTGTTTCGTGTCAATACATCTAACACTGGTAGCAACTCACTGCGCTTACCTCGCATACGATAGTACTGTAGCAATCGTGTTGCACATAGTTCACGTTGCTGAGTTGAAAGGTTTTCCCAGTCGGTGATCAATCTACGTAAACTTTTGTAATTGCTAACGTCAATATCCATTTGGCCTTCTAATCTATACATTAGTCTAATAGCTGTCACTCTGTCTAATGTGCCATTGGCAATTCCTGTCAGGAACTGCTTTACTAATTTAGTGTTGATACGTAGCTGTTTGGCTAGTACTAAATTCTGATCATGTGCTTTTAGCTGTTGAGCAGTGCCGCCTGTTGGATTAAACAAGATGTGCAAGCCTTGGTATAAGTCTGTGCCGCTAATTCTTGGTGCAGTGAAGTTGCCAAATGCCAATGTACGCTGTGCATAGTCTTTAGCAAAAGGTGCTGTTTCAAATTCTTTGCTTAACATATAAAGAGTTAGCATGTTTAGAAACACACTATCTACTGTGTCACGCAATGTTAGCTGTCCAAGGTGCGTATTACGAAACATCTTGCTTTCGTTGCAGTTTTCATTGATGAAACTAAAACTGTTGTCTTGATTGTCTTCCATATTACTTGTCCTTGTCTTTCATAAACACAGGGCGGTTGACTAATTTAATCTTGCCGTGTGGTGTAGCTGAAACAAAGCCTTCGTGACCCGAACCTGTTTGTACACTGCTAACATCAGCACCCACGTGCTTGTCTAGTTGATCTTTAATTTTGTGCTTGATAACCGTAATGCCAGCAACAATGTCCCACGCTGTTTGGAATGGAGCCTTGAATTGGTTGATGTGTGCTTCTACGTTGGCTTGCTTGTTAGCCGACAAGCCGCTTGGGCCTTTTAACCAAGCCATAAACTCGTTTGCAACTGCCTTACCGTTTGTAATTTCTTGCCCTGATCGTGCTTTAAAGTTAACAAAGCTCTTGAAAATATCTGGCAAGTTAGAAATCTTCAATGCACCGATTGCAAAAGGATCTAACATGTCGTCAATCTTAGCGGCTGCTGGACTGTTAATAAGTGCTTGTACTTTCTTGATGTCTGTGGCTGGCAATTTAACTGTGTGCTCTTGTGTTAAGTTTGTAGATGGGCCAAATACTACCAAGCCAGGAACAGATTTAATACCAACTGCATCCGGGGACGTTGGTGTTGGTTCAGCCGTAGCAGACGCGGCTTCATCAGCCGAGTCGTACATACCATGTACTGCAATGCCAGCGCGGCTACGAACAATCTTCTTACCAACTTCACTGGTCTTGTCAATGTGGTATTCAACTTTGTTTGGTTTAAAATTTACTCGTTCATCGTCGATAGTTAAATCTTGTGCTTTCATCCAAAGCATATCACCCTGAAACATCTTGCCCGCTGTCTTAACAGGAGTGGCACGTTTTAACAAGTCATACATACCACCAAAGTGTGCGGCATATTCTGCACGACCGGGACTGTCTGGCTTACGATTATAAATCATTGCAGACACTTCTTCTGCACTTGTTGGACGACCATCATACTTCTTGGCACCAATGCCTGCTTTGTCTGTTACGATGAATGTGTTCTTATCTAGCCAGCCAAAGATAACTGCCGGGCTACCGTCCCACTTGATCGTTGTTGTGTCATGATGTGACTGAGCCGCATGTGTTAATGCAGTTAGCGCACGTTGGGCACCTTCAATACCGTTTTCATCAAACATGATATCTTCTGGGTGATCAATACGAGCCTTAGCTTCTTTTAAGACTCGTTTGTGATTTTGTGTTACTTCAAATATTTTCATGCTGTTCTGTCGTATGCTTCTCGGGCTGTATCATAAATTCGTTTCATTTCTGGACCCGATAGTCCTGGATTGGCTTCTAATGCCTGTCGTACTGCTTCTTCGCCTGCGGTGTGTGAATCTTCTAATGCTTTAAATTCTGGATTGTTTTCTGCTTGTGCGGCTGCGGCTGGCTTGGCTGTAAAATCCATACGGTCAAGTGAATCATAAACAGTCTTAGCCCATTGCTTGTAAATGTCAAATGACTTTGCTCTTGGTGGTTGTTCTGCTACTGCTATTTCTAACCATGCTTTGAATTGTGCTTGTATTAGCGGTTCAACTTTAGCGACTACTGCATTAACTGCTGCCGTATCTACTGTGGCTGAATGGCCTGATAACAGTCTTGACAAGGCAGCAGGGTTAACTAATTGTGGCACGGTTTCTATTGCAGCCTGCATTTGCTCAGTGTTAAGATTCAAGTAACGCTTTTGCACGCCAGTGCTGCCTGTTAGCATGTTAATTGTAACAAGTTCTTCTAAATTATCTTTTAGTTGGTCATCAGGACTTAGTGTTTGTAGGTCGGGACTGTTCTGCATAAACAATACCCTATTAAGTGCGGCGCTGGCGGTCTTAAATGCTTCAAGTGCATTTGGATCTACTTCTACATTTCCGCTGTCTTCTTGTTGGGTTTGTATAAAAATGATTGTGGCTGCTACAATCATAGAGATGGCTGCTAATGCAGATTCTACTTCCATACCAATTGAAGCACTACCAGTACCACCAAGGATAGCATCAAACAATAATTTAATTTCGTTGTTAGCACCAACATTACTCGATAATACTAAGCGTTCAATGTCAGCACGATTAGATTTAATTGTTGGGCCAACCTGTGCAATATCAACTTGCATTTGGTCAGCGGCTGCGACTTTATCAGCTGCCGCTAGTGTCTGCTGATACATCATTTTCACTGGTAGGGGTACGGAACCAGAATTAATTTGGTCTAGCTGATTACCCAAACGTTGCATAACACGCGGTCTTGTGGTATTTGTAATAGCGTCTGCAAACTTACGCAAAGCCGCATTGCTACCACGCAAAGCACGAATGATACCAGTTGGGCCATCGCCCCCAGCCATACTAGTTACCTTAGAAACTAAATTGTCTAAAAACCCTTCATCTAATTGACGCTGTAGGTCATTAACTTTCATTGCTCGTTTTCCTTAATTGCTCTTACACCTCGAGCAAACTTAGCAGGGTCACCATTTTTAATGGCTAGTTGCAATCTTCGTACCAGCTCTTCGGCTTGGTGCGGTGGATAGTTAGTTTGTATAATTTCGACTAGATTGATAACACGGGCAATGGCCTGTGTTGCTAGTCCCTCAACAAGCAAATGCTTATCTTGTTGTGGTACTAGGCCTGTTATTTCTTCTAGGATGCTACGAGTTTGTTTACGCATGATTAATATATTTAGCTAAATAAAGTTAATAGGAGACCCTGAAAATGCAACTTTCACCAAGCGCACAGGATTTGAGAGATTTGGCTAATAAGCTACAAAAGCTCAGTGAATACGATACAAGTGCCGATACGCACGAACCAAACCATGAAATTACTGACAGCGAATTAAGCCGCTTAAAAATTGCACTACGCCCATTAGTTGGTAGCGACATGCAAAGCCGTTTTATGCAAGTTCTAAACAAAATGGTTAGCGGACAGCCAGTTACCTTTGCAGAATCACAGCTTATTACTGCGGCTTTTATTAGCATGGCTGATATTGTTGCAAGTGATACATCATTGATTTCTCGTTTACGTGCTGACATTAAAGATTACAATGCAAATGCAGGTGGTGACAATGAAGAGGGTAACGAATACAGCCCAGAATTGAATGCTAGTGATTTTGAAGAACCGGAAGCAGAAGAGCTTCCAGTTGACAATCGCGATTTGAAATAATTAAATTTCACGACTCACAATAGCCCTTAGCGCATCTCTGTTAGAATTACTAGCAACTGGTGCAGTTAAGGGCTTTTTTGCGGCTGCGACACTGTTGTCTCCTTGATCTGCCCACGGCGCAGACAACACATCCAATGGGCCAGCAGGCTTTCCTAATTCAAATCCTTCTCTAGCTTGAGGCTTTTCCCATTTGGTAGATGCAGGAGCACTTGTGTTAATTGGTGTTCCCATTGTATTACGTTTTAGCTTGTCATACACATCACCTGGTTTAGTAGTGCCACTACCCTGGTCACCATCCATGTCACTAATACGCAACGTGTCGGGATTAAAACTTAGGTCAATCTTTTGTCCAACTGCACCTGAAGAACGTGTCTTCATAAACTGTAGTTGTACCATACAACGTTCACGCATTGTAGGAGTAGAGAAGATACCAAATACGTTATCGGCTGTTTGAATCTTACTCAAGCCACCAGCAATCATAGAGTGGTCAAACTCAACACTTTCCACAGCAGAGCGGTTCAACTGACTAGCTGTTGCTAATAGCAACTGTTCGGATACAACCAAGTTACGCAATTCTTCTGCCACTAACTTGTCCTTAACGAACATGTCACTAACGCTAATCTTTTGACTTGCTGGCATCATCAAGTCTAAGTAGTCAACTAAGATAGCATCTACTTTGATCTTGCGCTGTGTTTGGAATTCACGCACCCAAGACAAAATATCGTTTGCTGTAATACCGTTTGTCAGCTGTACAATTTGAAGTACGCCAGCTTTCTTACCGTTCATACGAACTTTAAGATCAACATCCTCAAGTCGCTTAAACACTTCTCGAGTAGGCGTATCTGTTAGCATGGCGTCCATACGCATAGCACACAAGCCCTCAGACAGTTCAAGAGAGAAGTAAACTGTGTTCAGTCCTGCCATTGACCAGTTTAGTGCCAAGTTTTGCAAAAATAAACTCTTACCTGCACCAGATGCTCCAGCAAAGATGTTTAGTTCGCCGCGGTTAAAGCCGCCGTACAACTTATCGTCAAGTGCCTTCCAACCTGTTGTCAACTGTCCGTTATTATTTTTAAGTGCGTTAAGACGACCGCTTGGATCAGCAAAATAGTCTGTACCAAATGTCTTTGGCAGGCCAACTTGTACCGCATCTTTGATTAGCTTTTCAACTGCGCCATACTGACTCTTATCCAACATATCAGCACTTTGAAGGATAGCCTTCTCTAATGCTTTATGTCTTGCAAAGCCTTCAAACTCTGCCAAGAACCAAGAGCTGTGTTCAACTGCTTGTGTTTCTAAATGCGAAAGCTCTGTGTTTGTTGTTGCTTTTACTTGTGTAATGTCTGGAATGTTTCCATGCTCATTTACATACGTCTTGATAAACTCTGCCGCGCTTCGCAGTCTGCGGTCAAAGTGATCGGGATCTAACACGTTTTGGCAACGTGCTGCCAAATCCCTGTTGCTGACTAAGAAGTCCAAAAATAGTTTTTGTAACTCATAGCCGTATTCTTTTACATCATCTGCCATTATTATAGTTTTCCTTTACGCACACCAACGGCGTGCTATTAATTTAATCTTCAAGGGGGAGGTCTCAATCGCCGATATCACGCTTTGTAGTGTAGCAACTCGCCCAAAGTGTTGTACTGCTTCATTTGCATCTTTAATGCCGTCTGGCCAGTCTGGGAACGATACACTCCAACCTAGCTCGGCCGCTTGCATTGCCAACTGTAAGCCAGCCTTATCTCTGTCCGGTAACACCACTGGTTCGTTGTCAATGTCTTCAATAATCTTTGCCTGTTCGGGACTGATGCTGTTGGTCATAATAGCAACACCATCTAAACTTAGCGCATCGTATTCGCCTTCGACTACTAGCGTATATTTTCTTGCTTGGCTTTGCCGATCCAAATTAAACACAAAGCTAGCCGGCCGGCTTGCAATAATCTTGGCTGTACCCTTGGGTACTTCACCGATCCAACGTGCATTGTAGCCTACTAACTTGCCTTCATCAAAGAACGGTAGAATAGCACGATTGTTCATTCCTTGTATGCTACTGGGACTAGACAACCAATCAGTTAGTTCAAGCACTTTTCTACTGTCTAAGTACTCGGCTGCTTCTAATGTTATGTCTTGTATTTCCCACGGGAACTCGATCTCGGGCCAGTCTGGCTTTTTAAAAGGTTCGTGGACTGTGTTCTCATCGTCATCGACCACTTGATCCCACAACTGTATCTTAAGGCGTTGGATTTCACCTTCGTCAATGCCAATGGCCCGCATAAACTTGATCAGCTTAATGCCAAGTCGTTGGCCAGGTCTCCAACCTGTAGTGTAGCCGCAGTTAAAGCAATGGTAGCCTACGCGGTCTTCTTCAAACTTGATGCCGCCACGATGCTTAGTGTCTGGACGTGCTTGTCCGTTTTGGACGCACACTGGGCAGTTCATAGTTAACCAGCCGTTGGTGTTGCGCTTTAACGCAGGTAGGTGGGCTTGTAATGTAGATTCAACTATGCTCATATAGAGCTAGTTTACACTCTTATAAGAACTTTGTCAAGGGTACCAGCGTTCGAAAGGCTATCTTGCTTTACGATACGCAACCAACGAACACCAGCGTAGAAGTTGTATGGGTCAATACCAGTGTAACCATTTAGATCTAAATTATGTGTTTCATAGTCTTGTGGCTTTAGGTCGCCCCACAATGTGGAACCAGTTACTGTTTCGTCTAATGTACCTTGTACAATTACTCGACCAGTCCAATTGCTACCATATAGTGCTACTGTGAAAAGGCTTGTATCTTTTCTGTAGAACTGCGGGCCGTTAAACGCACTAGATACTATCAATCCACCAACGTCTGTCCAAGTTGTAACCTCTTGGGTAACACGGCTTGTTGGTACAACTGCATCCTTAACTTCAACATCAAATGCGCCTTGTTGGGCACGGTTCCAAGTTAGGGCAGTTTCTAATCCATTAGCATCAACAAAGGTAGCACCTAAAGAATAAATGCCAACTGGTAGTGTCATTAGATCACGGGCAAAAACAGTCAAACGAGCTTGTCCGTTTTCTTCTACTGTTGCCATAGCACGGCGACGGAAAATTGTAGTGCCAGTAGTTCTATCCCACATTGTAACAGTAAGCTCGCGGCGTAGTAAGCTAACAGGGCGACGATCTGTACCTGTAATTGTAAGATCTAAGATGTTATCAACCCCTTTAAACCATACAATACGTTGGTCAGTGTAGCTTGGTGCGTGACGAGTAGCACTTGGACCAGTGCCGGCGCCAGAGTAGTTTAATGATGCTGTTGGAATACTTGAGTTTAATGTGGCCATGCTCTTATTTAGCGATTAGACTACCAATTTCTAAAATGCTAAGTAAACGTGATGGACAACAAAGTTAAAGAATTTCTAGAGCGTTTCCCGTTTATGAGCTTGGTTCGTTACGGAGAAAACGAGTTAGTTGGTATTATACAAAACAGTGACAACGTAGTTGTTACAATGTATGTCTACAACCTGCTAAAAGACGATGCTGATAAAGTTGCTTTCATCGAACAAGGGGAAGAATGGTGGTGGGGCTCTAACCGCTTAATTCCTATTAACATTGTTCTCAAAGAACAAATGCGCCAATTTACATACGCCTTAAAAACTTATAGCACAAAGGATTTTGAAGTGTTGTACGGTCACCAAACTAGCTTGGCTAATGTTATAACAAAACGCACCAAACGACGTCAAATCAGTTTGGTGCGTAAAATGCGTTAACTTTGTACGTTAAATCCAAGTTGCTCACATATTAAATTCATTTGAGCAACAATGGCAACTGCATAAGCAATTGCGTGAGCCTTCTTAAAGTAGTACTCACCATTCTCGGGCTTCGTCCAAACTTCCTTCAGTATCATATTCCATGATTTCCCAATCAGATAACGTTTGGCTGGGCGAATCATTGCAAGGACGGCAGCTAATTGTTCCACGGAAGTAGGGCAAGTCTTCTTCAGAACATCCCCATGCCCGTTCAAATGAAATAACAGATTTGAAAAGTCGTCTTGCTGTAGTAGATCCCATAATGGCTCCTGATTGGCTAGTTGATCTAAATGCTCTTTGCTTTTAACGCCTTGATATAAACTTACATTCAGTAAATCTACTTTAAAGAATCCCAATTCTTCTGCTTGTTGATAATCAATGTCGCACCATCCTGTAAAAGGATTAGCAGGTACTGGATGAAAGTACACGCCAGTCTTATGCTTTTGTCTATTGCCGTTTGGCAATCGTTGCATTGCAGGAACGTGAGGCAGTAATTTTAGTACTTGTTCGCGATCCGCAAAGTCAATGTCTACGTCAGGTAGGTTCATTTTTTCTTTAAGGTTGTTTTGACAATGTCCAATAAATCTTCTTGTTGTTGTTTAATAGCAAGTACTTCTTGTGTCATTTCTTCTAGCCGTGCTAAAACAATTTCAAGTCGTGCTTCTAGCTTTGCGTAGCGAGTGCCTGCGTCATCAAGGTGTTGATCCACAACACCTGACTTTCGTTTTGTTTTATTTTGTTTATCCACCATTTAGTATCCACATGCTTGGTAATTGTATCAATTTGCCCCGGTTCCATTCTGTCTAACAACTGTTGTGCCGCTTCTGCTGAGTAAATGATCCAAGGACTAATACGTCCCATAGTTATCATATTCATTGCTGTAGCTGGTGCAACTTTGTTAAAAAAGTCTTGCCATCTATTGTTTGTACGCTCACCCCAGTCAACCATTGCTAGGATAGTGCGTTCTAAAGCACGTTCTGAAGTTTCCTTCTTGGCAGCTTCTTGTACATATAGTTGGTAAGTCCCTGGCTTTGTCCAATCACTTAATCGAACGCTCATTTTAAAAAGCCAGTTTGTGAACTTTTCGCTTTCTAAAGGACGCAACTCAATCAAGTAGTTAGCAAATTTTACAAACCCAATATAGTCTGCGCTCCTTATGAAATCATCGATTGTCTTTTCTTTCTTTGTATTAGGGCTTACATATTTCATAAAGTCCAACCATACGCTAAAAGCAATACGACTTTCAGGTTCATCCTTGTTCATCCATCTGCGCTTGCGCTCACACATGTGGCTACTTAAAGTGCGCTCACGTGTAAATGCCTTTCCGCAGAAGCGACATTGGTAATCCTGTACCATTATTTAAACAAATCCTTAAGATCTTTATTACCCATGTTTTTGGCTACTGCTATATCCTCTAACACATCATTGCTGTTAAGGGTACGGAACAACTCAATCTCCTCATCGTCCATTGAAGGAAACTGTTCAATTAGCCAAGCTGTTAGCTTATCCTTCTTTGCACCCTTGGGTGGAATGAACTCATGTCGCATCTTGTGGCCAATGCCGCATAGCGCAAGAGTGCGCCAGCGTAGTTCATCATGGGCACTGCCTACTGCAATGTAATCCAAGTTAGACAAGTCATTAACTGTTGTTAGATAGTACTCTTGCAAGTCCTGTGTGCCTTGCACTTGGCTACCCCAACGTTGTGCCATGTAAGTGCTCAATGACTTTAACTCATCTGGTCCTAGCTTACTATAATAGTCGCCCTTGCGTAGATCCACTGCTGTCATGACTTGGTCAATTGGCAGTTGATACTTTGCTGTTGCGCTTGGTGTTGCTTTCTTTTTAGTAGCCATGCGTATATTTTAAAACCAAATTTTGTTTAAGTCAAGCACTTCTGGAATTTTGTTTGTTTCTTTGACAAAGAACGCACACATAGGTTCGTTGCCTTTTTCAAGTGGCACTGCTAACAAGTGGCCAAACTTTAACTTGGGCACATACCACTTTACTTCTTGGTAAATGTTAACTACTTCAACTCGTTGCCATTCTGGTTTGTATCCATTGATAGGATTAAACACAAACGTAGAGAAACCGCGATCATTGATGCTCATTACGTTAACAACTTCTGGTTCGCCATGATCAGGTTCGCCAATTACTAACGACCAATCTAATGGTACCTTTACTTCTGTTTTGCCAATACGTAGCACTGCGGCAGGGCAAGAGAAACTTTCCAAAAATACCAATGGTACAAAAATATAATCTACTTCGTTTGGATTTGAATAATCCAATACTCCATAACGCAAGTCCTCATCAATCTCTTCGGGTAGACGATCCAAGTCGTATGACCGATTGTCGACTGTTAAAATGTTCATTTGTAAGTAACCTTTTCTGTTTGGTATGGATAATTTGCTTCGGTATAAAATTTCTTCCTCGTAGTGAGGTGACGTTTGGCAAACTTAGCCGTTGAAGTAACGTCCCAAATTTGCACAAAGTCTTTGTCTTGTGCTTTTCTTATCCCGCGGCCAATACTTTGAATAACTCGGACAAACGACTTCCCAGGCTCAACAAGTACCAAGTTGAAGATGCGAGGAATATTAATACCAACAGCCGCGACACCATATGTCGCAACGATAATTTTGTTATCGCTTGTAGTGATTTCGTCGTACTCATCTTTTCTATCCTTTGATTTCATTGCACCCGATACAAATACACTGTCGGGTAATCTTTCTACTAGCATCTTGCCAGTAGCAATACGATCAACAAGAATAAGCGTATTGCCGGCTAAACTGATCGTTTCAAGTGTTTTGGCCAAGTGATCTAATCGCTTTTCATTTGACGTTAAGTACGTCAATTCTTCTTGATATGTTTTGTACTCTACCTTGTCATCAAACTGTAGCACCTTAACGTGGCAGTTAGATAACACACCCATGTCTTGTAGTTCGCTTGCAGGTAGCCTGTGCAGTACTTCGCCCAATGATGCAATAAGGCTAACATATTCATGTTCTTCTTTGGGAACAGTACCAGTTAGTCCCCAACGGATTGGTATGTGTGCAAATGTGCTTGTTAGTAAAGTACGTAGCACATCTGCTTTTGCCATGTGAACTTCGTCAACAATAACTGCAATTAGATCGTTGGTGACTGCTTCAATTCCAATTGCACTTGTGCCTTCTTTGTTCTTCTTAATAAGGCTGTTAATACTTTGCCATGTTGCAATAGTATGTGTATGCCCAAGGTCTTTCTCGTCACCGAAGTACACACCAACATCTAATCCCATGTTAACATAGTCAGCATGTGTTTGACGTACCAAGTCCTTGTTTGGTACAATAACCAACGTGCGACCAAACGGCTCGCATGTTAAACTTAGCGCGGCTGTCATTAGTGTTTTACCTGCGCCTGTAGCAATTTCTTGTACACCCTGTGGGTTAGCAAGATAACGATTGATACATGCTACTTGGTAGTCACGAATCTTAATAGGCTGGCCTTCTGCTGGGTGTCCTTTAGGCCAAAGGATATGACTAAACGTATCTTCGGTAACTTCAGTAAACTTGATGTTCCAGTTAGGACGCTTGTCATCAATTTCAATTTGCCAGCCTTCCTCATCAAGGATAGGTAGCACTCTATCTAGCAAGTTTAGATAAGTGGCTCCGGCTGTTGTAAAGAAACCAATCTTGCCGTCCCACCTTCCTAATCGAAAAGCAGGTACGTGATATGCATGAGGTAGCATATACTTTAATTTGGTTTCGCATTTGCGACGAGTACTTGGATCAAGATCATGGAACTTGATATTAACTTCGTCTTTAATTTCTAATCGTGTTATTCCAGGCATATTCTATTATAACACTTTTGTAAGTTGATGTCTATTCATTAGCTAGATACTTATAGTAAAAACCATGGTTTTGAAAAAGCAATTTGTCCGTTATATAGAAAAAAGAACAGACTCCAAAGAGTCTGTTCCACCGACATCCATCCACGCAAATAGTCAGCTGTCGGTAAACTGTTAACCTCCGTGTTTCAGAAGATATCGGTTAGAGATGGCCTTAAACGAAACAGGCCGTTCATGACACTTAAACACCACGCCTTCGCGTTCGCAACCAATCATGCCCATTACACTCTTGCCTTCAGCAAACTTTAACACTTGATCCATGTTGGTAAGGCCAAGTGTGTCAGTTAAGCGAGCTGAATATGCAAGTACGGGGCAGTGGTTAAGTCCATGCTCTGCAACAAACGCCTTACGCTCGCCCGGAGTAAAATAACGGCCAGCATCAATATCGTAAATGTCGTACACAAGGAAATCTTGATCACGCATTTGGTAAATGTTGCCTTGGATGCCATTACCAACAATTTCCCCCTGGACTGCAATGTTACGACCGATGTTAGCTAACTTAGCAGGCAGTTCATACTTGTATGCGGCACGCCACAATGAGTTATCGACGTTATGCTTGAGGTCAAGATTGCGTGAGCAAACACCAACATCACCATCCATAACATACACAGTCATTGAAGAGCCTTCTAGCTTTTCGGTAACTTCCCAATGTGAGCCATCGTTGAGCCATTCTGCAAGTTCGACCTTTAAGTTTTGTACACGTTCTTGATCAGTCTTTGGGATCAACGAAGGGAACATGCCTTTGACTTCACCAGCAAGTTCTGCAGGCACTGGTGCTTCGTACTTGACGATACCAAGTGGCTCAGACACATCATTACCCACAATGTCAACTCCAGTAGTTGGTGGCAGTGAGTAGACCGTAGACAGTGGCAGTAACAGGCCCTGTGACAGTTGGCCACGCAACTTCATTGTACGCAGACGTTCGCCTTCGACACCTTCAAAAGTCTTTGCATAGTGGCCGGGCTTGGTCAGGAACGGAGCAATAGCAGTAGGAATAAACGAATCAATTTCGCAATACACTGCAAGGTCGCCTGCTGAGTATTCACCCTTCTTAACTACCACTGTCCAGCCGCCAACAATAGCGCACTCAATTGCATCTGCGCCTTCAATGGGCCGCAGTGCATCAATCTTTCTAATAGTTGCCATCTTACGCATATAAATTCCTTAAGCAAAAAGTTGTTGTGGTACAGATCCAAACAACGAATACAGTGTCCTACTAGGTGTAGAAGCAACTGCCAGTTTCATATTCTTTTTAGCGGCTTGACTCTTGTAGTAGTCACGAGCAATTCTATTACGGATCGCCCCGCGGGTGTTATTACAGTGAAAGCATGCGGCCACCAAGTTTGAAGACGCTTCAATCTTCTTGTTACGTGGACTAGCCCATTTATCACGCAAGTGTTCAACTGTTGCATGTTGCGGGGACTTTCTATCTTGATTCATTTCGCAATTGCAATAGTAACATTTATTGTCTTGCTTTTGAACCAACGCTAAAAGTGTCATAACAGTTCCTTAACGAACAGGACTTATTGACATTGCCTGTTTTGGTAACTTACTCGCCGCGCTTCATAACAGTAGTTTCTGCAAGACGCTTCCACTTGTCGTTGCCAGGACCGCACATCTTCTTCAAGTCTGCAATCTTAATAACAGTACGCAAGCTCAGCTCGCGCAACTTGTCTTTGTTGGCATCCACGTACTCGTACAGTTCTTGCTTGGCGCCTTCTTCAAACTCGTAATGGTCCAACATACCGTCCATCATAATTTGCTTGATACGCAACATCTTGTCACGGGTAGTGTCAAGCGTCAGATCCAAATAGTGACAACGGCTTTCCAATGCACCCAAGTGATCCTTGAGCTTTGCAGAGCGCACGTTTTCAAACTTGATGTTAGTGATAAAGATTGCAGAGCCCTTGAACTCAAAGCGATCTGGCACACCTTCTTGACGCAACATACGGCTATCAGTGTTCCAGCAAATGGTACGCTTCTTAGAAGAGTCCAGAGCGGCTTTCAGAATGTTCAGCGACAGTTCGTCAAGCAACACAGAGTCACAGTCGTCAAACACGAGCACGTTACCTGCATCGCTATAATTGTAGAGCTTGCAGTACAGTCCAATGGCGCTCATTGCACCTTTAACAATCTCGTAACGAATACGAGTGCCACCAATTTTGTCAAACATGGCGCTCTTGTCAAGCACCTTCTCAACACCAAAGCTCTTACCCACGCCAGGAGGGCCAACAACAATCATAGCACGGACTGAGCCATCAACAGCACCTTCAGTCATTTCCTCGAGAATGTCAAAACGCTCACGGATACGTTCAATGGCTTGCTCGTCTGTTTCTTGCACTTTGGGTTCCTTACGTTTAGGGGCGTCAAAGTTGCCTTCAACACTAGTTGCACAATCTGCGGCAGTTGACGGGATAACATCTTGCATAGATGCTACTTTAATGCGGACTTCGTCGGGCATGTTAGGAAACTCGCCGTTGTTTTTAACGGTTACGTATCCGCCTTTAGTGCCTTCTTTAAAGTCTGCTACGAGTTGAAATGTTTGGCCTGTAACGTTGAAGTTACGATAAGAGCCTTTTGCGATAGTAATGTATGCTGACATTTGGGTTCCTTTGCGTGGATGTTTAACTTACTACAATATCTATTATACTGCTACTTGGCTCAAAGAGCAACCGTTTTTTGCACTTTTTCTTGGGTTTTTAGCACTTGTTGTGTAAAAACAACACCGCCCAAGCCCGCTTGATACGTTTCTGCGACAGCTTTGATGTAAAATTGCATGATTTTACCAGTTTTTGTAATCAGTGTGTATTGCATGGTTTCCTTTGCTGTCTATGTGTTTATTATACTGCTTTTGGACCAACTCGTCAACCACTTTTTTGGAATACCAAAGTAAATTTTAGGGGAATACCAAAGTAAATTTTTGTTGTTTTTAAGCCACAAAAAAGGTAGTACTAAGTACTACCCTAAAAATTGTCTATTTTTAAGCAGTTCAACGAAGCTCTGCATCTTCCATACCAGCTACCCGCAATTTTACGACATTAGAAAGTTGCCATTGCTTGATGTCAAGTGCTTTAGTAAGACCTAAAAACTTATTACGAACAAGTGCAAACTCATTCACAATAGCATCCATGTCACATACTTCTGGCTCACCATCCACATACTTTTCTGCATCGCGACTTGTTAGCGCACGATTGTAATGTTCTGTAAATTGGCGAAACTTAGCACTGCGAATCTTACGAAGCTGAATGTTAAGTTGTTCTAGTATAGCTTCAATTTCTTGTAGCTGATTGAATCGATATTCTACAATGCCTGGCATTTCTCGGCTGGCTTTTTCCAAACTACCAACTAGCTTTAATTCCATGCGGCCTTGAATAAGTTCGTTTTCAAACCATTCAATGCAATCAGGAAGGCAACTGAGGTCTGCAACAACCTTCCTATACCAAGTACTCATTAATAGTCCTCGTCTTCGTCTTCTAGTTCTTCTTCTTCAATGTCACCAAGGATTTCTGCAAACGCACCGTCAAGTGCAGAGTCTGATCCTTTGGCATCTTCTTGTGCTTGTTCTAAATTAACAAAGTCTTCTGATGCTCGCAAATATGCAAGCGCCGCATCTGGGCGTTCTTTCTTGTCAATGTATGGCTTAACTGCTAGCCACATCTCGACTAGCATTTCTCCCGATGTATCACTCATTGTATTATTCTCCATATATCCACCTTTAGTGGTCAGCGATACTTAGCTGACTTTTGTTTGTTGTGTTGCCATTTTAGACAAATACTCTTCGCTTTCAATCCACTTGTTATTAACAAGGAATCCCCACTTGCGTATTTGTTTGCCTGGCATGAATAATGTCCAAGGCGTTACGCCAGGAGCAAGCTCAATACGATGATAGCTGTTAGCGCCACATATACGAAAATGGCCGGGTCCTCTCCATTTACGTACTTCACACGATTTACTACCATCTGCGTTAAATTGTGGAATCCATTCATAGTAGCCGCCTTTTAAAATTAAAGTAGCGTAAGGCCATGGATGATCATGCACGTCATCGGGATCTGATTTAAGGAACTTGTGTAAAAACACATTAAATGGAAACCTTGTTCTGTCTTTAAGGAAAACATAATATCTTTCTAGTAGTGGTTCATCTGCACGACGGTCCATAATAATACGGTGTCGTCCTAACCGTTGCATAAGTTTTTTAATCATCTGCAAATCCATTCAAAATGAGATACACCCCATCATCGCTTCGTTGTATGCTAACGTCTTTGCTAAAGCCAGCGTAGTGGAATACGCCTTGCTCAACTTTGCGAAAGCAGTCGATCATGATTTCTGGATCGCCCATGACATCAGCATGTACCATTTCTTTTTCATACAACACTTGCAGTTGTTCGATTAGATCTTTAATAAGCATAGTACAGTATAACAGAATTTACTGTTAAGGCCAATGGGGAGTTTCGCCAAGTAAGACTCGAATGGATTGAAACTCTTTCCAAGCATCTCGATACATTGAATTTTCTTTTAGTAAGTCAAGATGTCGTTCTTTGTTGTCGATAAAGAATTGTGTCACATCGCTTGGTCCACCGGTATACCCACTTACGCTTCGGGTAGTATATTTGCGATTAGCAAACTCTATTGCATGGTGTATATCAGCTTCCATACGTTCCAATCTTTCAATTGTACGCTCGTCGAGCTCAACCTGATAAACTTGTTCGGTTGTTGTAGTGTATTGTTCGGACCAGTCAATTCGGCCGTCTTCGCGATCATTGCCCCAATTCATATACTTAGGCGGATGAGCGAGGCGCAAGGTGTGCCGACCAACGATCTTTACACCTTGCTGTCTCAACCATTTTTCATGGTCAAGTGCCATTTATTCCTCGACTACTTCAGGAGCTTCAGCTGGAACACTCTTGTCAAAGATGTGCGGGTTAGCAGTAATGTCTGACATTACACGATCCAAACATCCGTCATCATTGCGTTCCCAACCCTTGCGGAACTTCTTGATAATCTCACCATCAGCTGTTGTGTAAAGCAAGCTATTGCCTTCCTTCTTCAACATACCTTTGCCTTCGATCAAATCAGTCAAACCGCTGTATGGGTTCATGCCTGTTTCGTATGGAATCTTAACTTGCACAGATTCAAACGGCTTGGCATAGCGTGTTTTCATGATCTTACATGCGGCACGGATACCTTTAACTTCCGAAACTTTGTTGCCATCTTCGTCTTCTTTTAACTTCAACTTACGCATAGCTACAACGATAGAGCTAGCATAGATAAAGCCTTGACCACCTGAGATTTTATCATCTGGGTCAAACATATCTTGCGAAGCGTATGTGTGGTTAGTTGCAACTAGACCCAAGTTTAAATCACCAAACATGTTTACACAGTTACGAACAAGTGCTGTAAGTGCTTTAGGCTTACGACCCATGTCACCTTTCATATCACCTGCGTTAAACTGGTTAACGTCTGTTGGAGTCAACAACATACCTAGAGAGTCAAGTACAAACAAGACCTTTGGGCGGCTGTCTTCTGGCATGGCTTTGTATTGTGTAACAAATTCGCTAATCATCTTAGCAACGTCGTCAATCATAGCCATGTTAAGTTTTAGCAACTTATCTTCACTTGTGTCAACACCCAAGGCATGCAACCACTTTTCATCCAATGCGTTTTCTGTGTCGATTAGAATTGGAAAGATGCCTTGCTTTTGTGCATTAGCAACCAAGTTGCCAGAACAAATAAAGGACTTACCAGCACCAGACTCGCCAGCGAACACAGTAACCTTACCCATTGGAATACCACGAGTAAAGTCGCCACTGATCAAATAGTTTAGTGCATAGTTGTTGGTAGAGACCCAGTCAGTTGGGTCGTTAAAGCCTACTGATAGGCCTTCAATTGATTTCGTAATACTTTTACGAAACTTTGATACGTCAAATGCTTTTGCCATTATATTCCTTGTAGATGAAGTGGGAGAGCATCATGCTCTCCCGTGTGTCAATTAGGCTTGACGGCTACGAATCATCTTAAGGATGTCGTCAACACTTGGCTTTGCGCCAGCTTCGGCTGCGGGTGCTGGTGCTGGTGCTGGTGCTGGTGCTGGTGCTGGTGCTGCCGCTTGTGCAACTGGTGCAGGACGGGCCGCAGGAGCTGCCTTAGGTGCCGGAGTATCCTCATCTGCTTCACCAGCTGGTGCGTTGGCAATCTGAACACCGCTTGGGCGATAGAATTTGCCCCACTGTTCTGGATCGTACAACTTACCTTCAACGGAAGCTTCGAACATTTCAAAGATTGCTCTTTGTTCGTCGATGCCCGGACGCTTTGGCATAAAGTCGTTCAAGTTAAACAAGCCATGTGTAGCGATTGCTTGCAGTTCTTCTTCATTCAAGCCACGCTCTTTACGGGCCCAGCCAGAAGTAGAGTAGTCAGCATAACCACCTTTTTGTGTCTTGTTCAAGCGGAAGTCTGTACCTGCTTGGTAGTCAGTTGGAATATTTTCCATGTCAGGATCCATCAACGCTTGCTTGATAAGCGTAAAGATTTGTGGACTGATCACAAAGCGGCGGATTGGATTTTCTGGAACGCTGTCTTCTTCCATTGGGCTGTTTACAACGAAGCCTTGGAAAACGTACGAACGCTTCTTCCAGTATGTGCGGCCAAGTGCTTCCATGTTAGGGTCTTTGAACCATGGACGGATAGTTGCGTGAACTGGACATGTTTCGCCCCACATTTCAACGCAAGGTACTTGTACAAATACTTTTTTGTTTTCGTCTTGCCCAGCGACACCAGCGAATGGGATCTTGATCATCTGACGTTCACGCCAAAAGAATGTGTTTGTTTCGTCTGCGTCTGGGAGGAATCGAAGTGAGGCCGAAGTGCCTTCTGGGATGTTCCAGTGTGCGTAAATGGAATTGTCTCCACCACCTTGTTTAGTACCACTGGATTTTTGTGCTTGCTCTGCTAATCGAGCGCGAATTTCTGCTAATGTTGCCATAATGTTTTACCTTTAATGAGTTAAGTTTGAGTGTTAAGCCCTATAGCGGACTAAAACAACACATGCGTTTTCTTTGTGCATGTGTTGTATTATACTTATGATCTAGAATTAAAGCAATAGGCTTTTTCGCCTTATTTCGGACAAATTAGCCGAAAAGGCGATTTAAGGAAGATTCAAGGTCAGCAACTGCTTCAGACACCATGTCGTTAGGTTTGATTGGTGCTTGGCCAGGTTCGTTAGCTGGAAGTTGGTATTCAGTGATACCACTTAGGTCGCCTGTACGTGCGGCACGTTCCATCATGCGCTTTAGCATAATGACTTCGTTCTTACCGCGGGTACGGATATTGGATACTTGATCCGTTTCTTCTAGACGCTTGCTCCAGCGTAGAAGTTCCATAATGTCTTTGCGACGACGGGAGATTTCAACAATCTTGGTGCCAAGTTCGTCCCAAGGTTTGCCGCCAGATTCAACGTGCAGAGCCATAACACGAGCACCTAACAAGTGGTTGTATGGGAAACGGAAACGCTCGCCATCCTTTTCTACGAACAGGGCTTGAATGTTGCGGCTACGTGCGCCAGGCTTTTCCTCAGTTACTGACTTAGTGTGAGCCAAACGAATCTGTGTGCTACCTAATGGATGGTAGCTGATCTTTAAACTGTTACGACCTTCTGTAACTGTTTCTGTGCGGTGAGCCATTTTCTTTGGTTCAATATCGCCTTCGTAACTACGGATAGTTGTGCCGTACAAATAACGTCTAGCAACTGCTTGCACACGCGGTTTAAATTCTTTCTTAAACCACTCTACGTCAGTAGTACTTGGATCATACCATACTTCAACGTCAGTGTTGTCGTAGTTGACCATAACCATAATGTTTTGGTCTGGTACGTATTGATAAACTGCTTGCTCCTGGTCAAGAGTGCCTTTACCATCTACATCTTTAAATGTAGAATTGTGGCTTACCCCTGCTACTGTAGCGGCTAGTTCTTTGGTTAGTTGTTCTCTTGTAGGCATAGTTATATTTAGTTATAGGAAGCCAATTGGCATTGGTCTTAATACTTCATCTGTACCTGCATTTACAAGTCTGTCATACGTGCCTGTGTCCCAAGTCATAACAACTTCTGTCATACGTAGCACTAATATAGTTGCCATAACTAGGTCATCAGTTTCCCCTTCTTTAGCGGCAAAACTGGCACCCCTGGCAATAAAGTTCTTTAGCTCACGTAGCAAGTTATGACTGTAAATTGTCATCTTATCGCTTTCGACGTAGTTCTTTAAACGCATACAAGCTGTGATTTTAGTCTTGTGTGTGGTATTGAAACCTCTACGTCCGCGACTTTGGCCAGCACGACGAATTTCCTGTACAAACGTACCCGGGATATGTTCTTCGCCAAATTCTCGAATACTAATTAGGGCTGCTTCGCCAATGGTGTTGTTTTCAACTGACCAGTATAGTTCTACGTTGCCTTTAGTTTCATCTTGCATCCACTTTAAAATAGAAACAAGTGTGCGAAGCTGTCCTTGGATATCAGTTTTGTTATGTTGCCATTCTGCTACTTGTTCTAGCTCTGGTAGCTTAAACACTTGAATAGCCGCAGGGTCCCCGCCTGTGCCTAAACTTGGATCCCATCCAATTACGTATGCGCTTTGTTGTTGTGGATATCTATAAATGCGGACTTGACCCATCTTACCATTTGGATCTTTGCTTTCCATTGTAATCAACTTCATCGAGTTGACTAGCGTTTCGTCAGCAATAACGAATTCACATTCGTGTTCGCGTAGGAATCGTTCTTCGCCGATCTTTACACGTTCTGTTGCGGCCCATGCTTCATCACGATCTGGGTGGGCGCTCCAGATAAACTTAATACTTGCGAAACCGTTGCGGCCTAGCTTTTGCGGATTACCATACTCATCAATGTTCTTGGTAGCATCTTTCCAAATACGAGCAAACTGGTCATCGTCTTGGTTAGGCGTAGAAGTGATAATACACTTACCACCAGTTGACAATGTAGGAGAGATAGAAGTCCAGAACTCGCTAGCAATACGCGGCTTGACGAATGCAAACTCGTCACAATAAATTAGGGACAATGACATACCACGAGCAGTTGTTTCTGTTGTGGTAGTTGAGATAATACGGCTACCGTTGTCAAAGTCAATGCTACCTTTGTTATAACTTGTAGCGCCTGCTTTTAAAAATTCAGGAAGTGTTTCGTATGTGTAACGAACACGTTGCATAATTTCTTGTGCGCCTGCAAACTTGTGTGCGGCAATAAGAATAGTTTGATCTGCCATGAACATAGCACGCCATACCAAGTATGCGGCTGCACATGCAGTCTTGCCCATTTGACGACCCAGCATGTTAATACTATAGCGATTCTCATGGTAACACATGATGAGTTCGCGTTGATAATCAAACAGTTTAAATTTTACTTTACCTTTTGTAGGATGCTGTACCCAGCAATAGTTGTCAATGAAGTATACTGGGTCTGTAGCGCAGATGGCAAGTTCACGGACATGTTCGTCCGTGAACTTCTCTACTTTGAAAGGTGTCTTTACAAAAGTATTTTCAGTTGGCACAAGGGCCTCCTAATTACTTCTTGCGGCTGATAGACTCAGCAACAAACTTTCGGTATTCGCCCATTGCGTCTTGGAATTTCTGCTCAACAGTAGATTCTTCTAAACCCATTGGATTTTCACCTTGGTTGTTAGCACGGTTTGCACCGTATGCTTTATTACCTGCACCGTCACCTTTGCCACTTGGTAAAGAATCAAACTCAGTTGGCTCGTTCATCGAAGTGCCTTCTGGGCTGTTCATTAATTTGCTTTCAGCAAAACCAGATAGCTTCATAATGCGACCTAGTTCGTCTGTGTATGCTTCACCTTCGTATACACCTTGGCCGAATACAGAGTTAGTTGCAGGAGCTTCTTCCTTAACTTCTTTGTCTTTGTCTGCCCAGTCTGGTACACCGTCACCATCAGCATCTGGCTTCTTGTTGTCGTCTTTGTCGTCAGCTTTATCTTCAGCTGGCTTGTCACCGTTCTTCTTAGCAATCATTTTTGCAAATGCGGCTTTTTGTGCGGCGCTTTGTGCTTCGTTAGTTACACCAGCTAATTGAAGAATACGTGCTGTTTCTTCGTCTAGTTCTTCTGACTCGCCAACTTCTTTCTTAGCCGCTTCGTCATCGGCTTTTTTACGAGCTTCTTCTTCGCTGTCGGTTTCTGTACCGCCATATACGCCAGAACCTGCTTGGTGTGTTAAGCCAGTTGCAGTTTGCGTTACTTTACCACCTTTAGAAGTGTATGACGTATCACCGACCGCTTCTTCAACATCGTCTTCTTCTTCAGATTCTTCCTCTTCAGATTCGCCGCCTTGTTCTGCTTCATGATCAGCCATGTCATGGTCACCATCGCCATCAACATCGCCTGGTACATCGTCTGCTGCCACTGTAGGTTCTGCACCGACATACATAACTGCTGGCTCTTCGGCACCTGGCATTTCGCCTGGCATCTCAGCAGGCCCGTCGGCCGCAACGCCACCAACTTGAATACCTGCTAGTTTTAAGATGTTTGCAATTTCATCGGCGCTGTCTGTTGTAACGCTAATGTTCTTGCCCGGCATGTTAATGGTAACAGTCATTGGGCCTTCGCCTTCAGGAGTCTGACCAGTTACACCAGCCATATCATCCCAGCATTCACCAATGCCTTCTTTGGCAATACGGATGCTTTCATTTACTTGTTTCTTAGTCATTATTTTTCTCCCTTGCCTGGAACAGCAATGTTATTTTGTTTTGTACCGATTGGGCTAGTCTTGCCATCGGCTGGGCCTTCATAGTCAGGTCCCGATGTGATTTTACCAACGTTTTGTGTAATGTTAGCTTTACGCTCTTTACCGGCTTTGTCAGCGGCGGCCAATGTATCTTGATTGTACTTGTCTCCAACTGTGTCAGCGCAAGTACTACCAGCTTCAGAGTCATTACCAATCAGTGGCTTGTATTCACCTTCTGGTTTTTCTTCTTCAATTTGCTGTTCAATTGGTTCGTTACGACCAAATACTTTAAGTACTCCGTCTGCAACGTACATTAGACTTTTTAGCTCGCCTTCCAATACTGGAGGGCTAACTGGTAAGCGTGTTACTACATCAACAATAACAATTTCATGACCACCAAGTTGTGGAAAGTCCATTGGAACTGCTTGTAACATTAGCTTTTCTGGGCGGCCAACTTCTAGTGCATCATACTTTTTCATATGGCGCTCTAGAGATTCAAGTTGGCGATCTGACGGCTGGAATGCCATCTTAACACGGTAGCGGTGTTCGCGCTGTAACTGATTAATATACTCTAATAGTGTGGGCATAATTAAATCCTCTCATAAGACTATTTATTATGACCGACGCTCTTTAGGATTGCTTGCACGATATCATTGCGATTTCCCATCAATCCGCCTTCTGTTGCGTCTAATACGTTACCAGAATCTGAGTTCTTTTCCTCTCGATCCATACGTGCTTTACGCAACTGCAATTCAACCATTTTTAGCTTTTTATCTATTTTGGCTGTTTTTGCATCCACTGCTGTTTTCAACAGTTGGGCGGCAACTTCAAAAATCTTGCCTGCATTTCTATCGTCTACGTTAAATCCCAAATCCATCAAACGCTCGCTTTGTTCTTGCGCGGTGTTTGCTAACTTGTCTAGCTCACGCTCTGCTGTTGCCATGTCTGTTACAGTAGGCAATGCAATATCAACACGGTTTGCCATGTCAATAGTAGCGGTAGCTACATCAAGCTGTTGCTGAATTTCTTCAGAAACTTCTGGTTGTGTGTGGTCTGAAGCAGTTGCTTCCTCAATAGGTGGGAAACCAAATACTTCTTCTAATTTCTTAGTCATGCACTTACTTATGACTTACTTACGGCGTTTGCGTGTTGGATTAGCGTTATTGTAGATGTCTTCTTCCGTTAGGATACGGAATGTTGCGCCCATGCGCTTGCACCAGATTTGTGCGGCTTGCCACTTGCACATATTAAGTGCTACTGCCATTTTTTCTTGCTGACTACGAGCAAGTTCCATGACTGCTTGTGCTTTGGGTTTGATTTCAATGAGTTCAGCACGGTTAACTCCATTGACTTGGTACGTTACTAAAAAGTCTGGAACGTAATAGGTGTCTTTGCCTGTAAAGGGATTTTTATAAGGTATACGAACGCATTCGCTTGCCCAGCTTACTACACTAGGATGGTTGTCACAGAAACGCATAAACGTTAACTCCCAACCACTACGATACTTAGGAGTACCCTTACCTACATACTTCTCTGGATTCAATATAGTGTAAAATCCTTGTGAATAGTTGTTAGCCATTATAGTTCACGATTTGCTATTGGAGAAACTGCTACTGCTGTTTTCTTAGTGTAACGAATTGTATCAGGTAAGTTAGTGTTAATGTGATCAAGCACTGATTGATCTACATCTAATGTTCCTTTGCCTACTGCACGTTCGATAAGAGATTTAAAGTTGAGTTCAAGATCAATGCTTGCTTTCCACAGTGCCATGACAATTTGCTCAGCTGGAGAACGGCCAAGACCTAGGCTTAGTACTTGTTGTACTGCGCGATCAAAATCAACTTGAGGTATTACTTTATATGCCATGATTAATAGTCCGTTGGTTTGTTAGTTTTCTTAACGTACTGTTGTTCTTTGTTAGCCTGGGCACTTGCTGTTGATGGATTATTATTAACACTTTGTGGTACATATCTATCTGTCATTGACCCGTCGGCGTTACGAGTACGCACTTGAGAACTATATCTTGGTGCTGTTCGCAATGCGTCTGCTTCTGCCATTTTTCTAGACGTTTCTTGTGATTGCAATGAGTTGTTCAGTGGAGGGTATTTTTCCAATCCAGCCAAGTACGCTTTCTTATATTCAGGATTCATTCCGCGATCTTCTTGAACATAAGCAGATTCCTTCTTGACAAATTCTTGATTGGCTGCGCTCAATGGTTTTCTGCTTTGTACTGATTCAGGTGTTTTAGGAACCGAGTCTTGTGTCTTATTAACTTCTGCAGGAGTTGTTGCTCCTGTACTTGGACTTACTGTACCTGCACGGGCAAGGCGAGCAGTTTCTGCATCAGATTGATTATTAGCTACTAAGGCTCGCTCTCGCTTTAGTGTTTCAATGTATCGTGCGTTTGGTGGTAATGTAGGATCGCTACCTCTGCTGAATCTAGCAATTTCTTTATCGTATTCAGCAGTTGATACGTATCGTGTTTTCTCAGCCGCTGGAAATGCTGTAGTACTTGCTGGTGCAGTTTGTGTTTTATTTCTATGTCGTGCTGATTGCTTGGTCAAGTTTGGATTACCCCATGCCGCGCCAAGTGGTCCGTTTTCTTCGCCGCCGGCTTGCACCCATTTACTTGGTCCTGTTTCAACATTAGCGTCAGCCTTAGGCGGCTTTGTAATTGGTACCGATACAACAGACGGCTTTGATGGTGGCTTGGGCAATTTTTTAATGCCGGCGCCTTTGTCACCTTTTCGCGGTCCCTTAAATTCAAGACCTTTAACACCGTCTATGTTTAAATCCTCGTAACGAAGTGTGATTGTCCAAACAACTGGGTCGCTTGTTGAGTAATCTAATGTGTCGTGTTGAGCATCAACAATGAATGCATTAAGCAATGTATAGACTTTATCGTCTCCCTCACCACTTAAATTTTTCATTGTAATTTTTACTGTCAATGGCATTATGCCATTTTTCTTAGTAACGTCCGGTGAATCAAATTGCCCTTTAACAAATTCCCAAATCAAACTTTCAGCAACATCATTGGTCTGATCATAAAACGTCATAGTAATAGGTTCATAGTTCATTTTAGTCTGAACTATGGTTTTATGGTTATAAACGTTTACTACTTGTGTTTCGACAGAGAATCGTGGAAGCTCGCAGGTCTTTGCAACAAGTGGGCCAGTAGACTGTAGGCCTTTTGCTTCACCACCTTCGCCAAGTGACAATTCAACTTCCCAAGCAAATTTTAAGTATGGGAATCCATTGCCTAGCGGACCAGAATTAACTTGCTTGTTGTTGAGTAAAAGTTTTGTTGCTAAATTTGTAAACGCCATTGTGTTCAATGGAAAAGGGTTATTTCTAACCCTTTTCTTTCTCCTTGTAAGGGCAAGCATTTCTGCTTACACTTACTTATCACTTATAGTTAAAGCGGACTATTACTCTGGTGACTCACCAGCTGAACTTGAATCAAGACCGTTATCGCCTAAGCCGCCTTCAAGGGCATCAGTACCACCAATATTGTGGTTAGCGTTATCGTACTTGATAGCAATAGTAATCTGTAATGGATCACTTGTTGCATAGTTGTTTTCACCATAGTTTACGTTTTGGATGTAGCAACCTGCTAGTTGCCATGCATCTAAAACTTCGCCTGGTTGACCACCGTCTAAGTTTTCAATAGCCATACCAAACTTATAGCCGCCACCTGCGCGAACGCTGGCCTGGTTAGCATGGTCAACTTGCTTTTGCATTTGTGATGCAATAGCTCGTGCTACATTACCTGTAACGTCATCACGCACGGTTAGCGTAATTGCATCCCATGTGTGCTTACCGGCTAAGTTGATACGTGAATTGTAAACATCTACAACTACGTCATCGTGTGTTAGGCTTGGACGACTTACGCTTACAACTTGACTTGTTAGCTCTAAGTTTTGCAAAGGGTCGCTGTCTGAGCCAAATCCGTTTAATCTAACGCGGAAGCGATATGATAGCTTAGGTTGTACTAGAACCGCGCCTTCATTGCCTCCTGGTACGTTAAATTTGTCTAATTGAACTGCCATTTTATGTGTCTCCTGTTAGTGTTATTTAGCGTGTACCATTGGCAATCGCGCCAGTGTTTACAACACGAACTGGGATATAGATAAATTCAGCTGCCTTAACTGGCTCAATTGCCACGTCAATGTACAACTCGTTTCTATCAATTCGAGCAGGAGTGTTGTTTGTATCATCACAAACTACTAAGAAGTCGTATACCGCACGTTTAGAGTACATGTCGGCTAAGAATGCGTTAAACACACTCAAAATACGATTACGTGTACGCTGGTCGTTTGGTTCAAAGATGAACGGACGAGCAATAACTTCAAAACGTTCACGCAAGTAAGCCAACAAGCGACCTACGTTTACGCGGTCAAGTGCAGAGTTGCTTGGATACAATGTCTTTTGACCCCAGATATATAAACCTTGGCCTGGGAAGTTAACCAATGGGTTAACATTCTTTTCGTACAATGCATCACGTGAACCTTGATTCAACGCAACTGGAACGAATTCGTTTTCTGCATTAACTGTACCTAAGTTACTGATACCACTTAGAGCACCGCGGACTAAACCAGCTGGAGCGAACCATGGATAAGCAATTTGGTCGTTATAAGCAATGCCACGTAGAACTGAGTGACTTGCTGGAACTGCAACATCGTTACCGTCCAAGTCTGTTGATAAACCACTTGGGTAGTAAATTGCGGCACTGCCTGAACGTGTTACTAAGCCATCTGCACCGTTAGTGCCAGCGTTAGTACCTAATGACCAGTTAACAACATCAGTAATCTTGTTGCTTAACTTTAATGGAGTGTCAGCAATAACGAACGCTGTTTCTTTACGATCTAAGTTCAATGTAACCATTTCGTCGATACATTCAACATAACCCGGAGTAGCAATAATGTTGAACACTAATGTTTCTGCACGTAGTTCATCACTGCTTGTTAGTGCGGCTTGTAAACGCTTTACAACAACACGGCGTTGTGCCTTGTCGAACATGTATGGAGAACCTGCTTTAGGACCGCTATCAACGTTACCAGATTCTGACTGCCAGAAACCTTCTGTTGCATTCCATGCTTTTACGTTACCAGAGCTTACTGCGCTGTTCCATAACAACATACCTTCTGGGAAGTAAGCTGGGTTAGGAGCTTGATCATCCATTGGGTTGGCACCGTTCTCAACACCACTTGTGTCACCTGCTTCAGCTGTTAAGTCTGCAAACAATACACCATCTTGTGTTGTTTGGTCTGCATTGTCTTTAGCAACCCATTCGCTACCGTTCCATACTTTCAAGAATGGATAGTTAGCCATGTCATTTGTATCAACCCATACATCACCAAAACTTGGGGTAGTAGGTGCAATAGTGTTTACGTCAATTTGAGAAGCTGCCTTCCAAATTGGTGTATCATTTACTGTTGTCTTAACATAAACGTCAACCATTGTACCTGCATCATACCATAACTTACCGTCTGGTAATGCGCCTGTCGGGGCTGTAGCAGATGCACTTACTGTTGGAGTTGCCCAAGCAGAGCCGTTGTAACGTTTGATTTCAAACTTGGCTTCGTTTGTAGTTGCGAATTGGAGATAAATGCTGTTTGTTACTAACTTTGTACCAAATTCTGTTGTAGCTGTAGCGTTATCAACATAACCAACTAATTGGTCAACATTGCCAGCGCCAATTGTTTGTGCTGTCCAGCTTTCAGTAGAAGCATTGTACTTTTTAACTTTTAAAGACAAGCCAGAATTTGGACTTGTTGTCTTAAACCATACTGCGCCAACTGTTGGAGTTGGGACTTGGTAGTGTGGTCCAACTGTTACTGTTGTGCTTAGGTTGCCAGAAGTAACTGCGGCCCATACTGCGCCACCTTCTACGCCTTCTACTTTTTTGTAGAAAGTTTTTACTGCACTTGTTGCATCTAATGCATAGTCGCCTAAGGCTCCTTCGCCGGCGCCTGGAACGCCGTCAGATACTAACACTGACTTAGCTACCCATGCAGAGCCGTTACCTTCAAACAAGCCCCATGTGCTTGCACTTGTATCTAACCAGTATTGGCCGTTTGTTGCTGGGCCTGTTGGAGCTTCTGCTTGTGGCTCTAATTCTTCCATGTTGAGGTCAGCACGTACTAGAACAGCACGGTTAGCAATACCAAGGTAGTAATAAGCGGCAAGCAAGCCGTATTCGTTTAATTCGTGACCATGTACAGGTGTACCGTCAACGATAGTGAACTTTGGTTCACCGTATAATTGTACCAACTCGCGTTGGCTTGTAACAATAAGTGGTTTCTTAGCAAAAGGTGCAGTAGTGTATTGTGCAACTGAACCATCTGGTGATGTTTTATTAGAACGTGTTGCTAAGACAATAACTGGAACTGTACCAGTGCCTGCAGATGCGTAGGCGCTTTCGTCAATAATCGAAACGCTTACACCTGGGGAACTTAATTGAGCCATTTTATATTTCTCCGTAATCTAAGGGATCATACCCTTTACGAAGATATTTAGCGCAAAGTGCTAAATTTGGCCCTATTTACCGGAAAATGCTATTTTACGATTTACTGGACAATCGCCGCTATACGTTTGTATAGATCATCTACAGTGCCATTGTTATCTAGTATATAGTCAAAATTAGTTCCAACCCATGCTGTTTCGCTTGCATGAATCTTTTCATTGGCTAGCCAATTTGCCGCTGACTCTACACCTTTGTTTGCTTGTACTGCAATGTCGACCCAATGTGGCTGAATTCCGCGTTCGACACATACAACAATACCGCCTGCATTTTTGATTGCTTTAATTTCATTAGGGAAACGGCAGTCACTGATAACAATACTGTCTTTGCTATTACGCAACCGTGCTTCTAAGGAAGCAATCCAAATGTCATCGTGAAAGCTACGACGACAAACTTCTGTACCCCAAAGTTGCAGTACCAATCGTGGAGTGAGCTCGGGCATGTTTAGTCGTTCAGCCCACCATGGATCAATTTGTTCGCGCCATTCACGAGCTTGTTTAGTACGTCCTTCAAGCAATTCGCGGTCCCAACCAAATACGGCTGCAACTGCATCTTTGAGGGTAGCGGCAAATGAGTCTCGTCGGAACTCGTGGAAGTTAACCAAGTAGTCTGCGGCAGTGTCTTTGCCGGAACCAATAAAACCGCAGATACCAATAATTTGTTTAGTCATGTGTTATACTAACACAACTACACAATAAAATCAACGGTTTTACTTTTCGTATTTTACCATAAAGTCAGAACAGGTTCTAAACATTTGTGGAACTAGGTTTTTCTCTTTATCAATTAGTCTATGCAGGTCTGCAAATTCCTCTGCATAGTTCACTGCTCGTAATGCGTTTAGCACCAATTCAACGCAACTGACATGAGTGTCATCAGACAGATCAAACAAGTCATCGTAAGGCTTGCCCTGTTGCTTTAACAAGGCATCAATGATCTTGGTCCATTCTGCGTTGTCAATGTTATTTGGTGTCAGCAAGCATACAGTGTCGCACTCAAACACTTGATCAAATGTGGAATAATGTACTCCTACACCTGTTGCTTCAACAAACTTAAAGCTGGCAGTGTCTGTGGGATCAGTAATGTTGTCGCAGTTCATTAGTGCATGGCTGTAGTTTGCCCATACTCCGGTCTTGATCCAAGACAAGAATGAAACCACAATACTGCTTAGGTGGTGACGGTCCCCGGTTAGGATAATATAATAACCGTTGGCTAAAAGGCGAGCCAACTCATCTCGATCAGTTACCGTAATATATGTTTTCTTGCTCCAAGAGATTTTTCCCGGAAGCATTGCGATCCAATGATATATTTTATAAAGTAAGGTAGAGTATTTTGACATTATCCTGTCCAAACTGCATATAAGCCGCCACTGGAATCATAACCGCCGTAAACTTTACTTAGGTTTGTGTTTACATGTGCTTCAAGTTCTTGCTTGGTGGTATTTGGCTTGACATCAAAGGCAAAGTAATGTGTACCAGATTTATTTTGACCTATGTGTTCTCCGCCTAGCTTGCCCATGATAATGTCTATTCTGTTTTCGGCTGCTTTGTTTTGACTGGCTATCCATCGCTTATCATCACTGCGGTTGACCTTTGAAGTATCATAAGTGTGTAAGTCGCTATCATCTATTTCCATGTAGCCTTTTAATTGAACACCTGGAACCTGACTCAGACTCATCCAGTTTCTGCGACCGCCAGGCGTTTGACTGCTACCTGCCAATAAAGGACGCTTCATTATGGTCAGAACGATACCATACAGTGCTTTAGCAATACCGCTGCCGCGATAGTCTTCATCTACTGTAATTGTTCCTACCTGTACAGCGCCTGGCAGTGGGAATCTTCTACCTACACTGTCCACTGTAAGTTGTCCAATCAGTTTACCAGGACTACGGTCAAACTCTGCCTTGCGTCTAGCATCTCGTTGTTGCACGTATTCAATTCTGCTTTCCCATTCGCGTCTGGTATAATATGACGGACGCTGACCTATAGGTGCTGGCTGGAATTCACCTTTCTTGGCAGGATCCCACATTTTGATTATGAAATCGTCACTGTCTTTGGTTATAGAATACAGTAGCCCGCTGCCGCCCGGAAGTTCACGCACCGACTTTTCTCTACCGTAGGAGTCAAGATATTCTTTGCCACCACTGAATCCAGTAGGACTCAATCGCTCTATTTCGTCTAGTTGTAATTCGCTTATTTTCATACGTTATCCAAAAATAAACCCTAGTGGAGTACCACCGTCGGCAAATGTTTTTAGATCGTCATCTAACTTTTCAAGTTCGGCTTGTGCTTGTGAAATCAAATCGTTACCGTTCAATGTAACGCCACCTTGAGGTCCAGCTAAACTTGCAAACTTACTACGTGCTTGACCCAGCATCATTTTGGCTTGGGCTGTGGCATAATCTCTAATCCAAGGACCCGAGCTAGTGTCGGCTAACAATGCTTCGTCTGGACGATAGTTATAAGTGTGTAGCAATACTGATTCTTCACCTTTGATGTTGCGGTGTAGATTGATTTGCTTGCTTGTTTGACTCCATGTAAATGTAACATTGGCACCAAACATACGTCCCAATAACTCACGTTGTCCCATGTACAACTCAAACGATAGTAGCCCTTGACCACGTGCGGCATTGAGCATGTACATGTTTAAGTATGCGGCTTCAAATGGCTCAAACCCTGTGCTTGTTGTGCCTACTCCGCCGGCGCTTGCACGATAAACAACTTTAACGTCAATGACTTCTTCTGGGAGAGTGTACGAGCTATTGCCTTCTGTTAAGTTTAGTAGCATGAAGCTTTCTTCTACTGCTCTACTAGAACGTTGGCGATATTTGCCAACGGCTTTATCAATAGCTAGGTCGTAGTGTTCTTTGTCTAATTCGACATCTACTAAGCCACCGCCAAGCATTAGCTCAATGTTTTTTGCGGCTTTAGAACGTTGTGTTGTGTTGTTTTGCATGTGCAGTCTCCAGTATTATTTACCGAAGACTGCACTGCTAGTCCTTACTTAATTGCGCGAAGCAGGATTGTTTCTGGACTAATTCGTCCTTTTAGCTTGGTCTCGACACTTTTAATAGTATCCATAAACTTACGAAGCCCGGGCTTACCTTGTGTTTTAAACTCAGCTAGCTTTTCTGCAGGCTTGCGTAGTGTCTTGCAGGTACTCTTAAGTTCGTCAAAACCAACAATAGCAGAACCTTTAACACCAAGTGTGCTAATAGCCATATCCCCGTGTGTAGATACTACAAAGCGGCCCAATTTGCGTGTCTTAGTATTATAAGTCCACAGCTCGCTCATGCCCAAAATCTCAGTTGGGTTAATACTCTTAAGTCCAAGTTCGGCAAACTCCTTAAGATACTTGAGACCTTTAACTTGACGCTCAGGCGGAACAGGCTTGCGCTTGGGCTTGGCACGAGTTGCAATCTTGCTAGTCTTATACGCCATAGCATCATTGATAATGCTTTCATACATTTTAATGTATGCTTTAACATCACGCTTGCCCAGGTGCTTGTATGCTTCCATCAACTGGCCATCTTTGCCTTCGAGCAATTCGTTCATTTCGTTGATACGTGGTTGAATTAGATCCACAATCTTAGACGAATACTGAACTGCAATATTTGCAACTGACAGCAAATGGAATACCTTAGGGTCCTTGCCATCTGTAATAAAGTCGTCAATTGCTCCTTCGATATCGCCCATTGTTTCGCTAAACTTTTCTGCCAGGCGATCTTGGATGGTTTCCTTCTTTACGACAGGAACATCTTTTTCTGCTTCAACTTCGTCGGCATCATCTTTACCAGACTTTACAGCCTTTTCAATTTCAGACTTTAACCATGCGGCAGTGTCTCGTCCTTGATTGAACCCTGAATGAACAGGAGGCATACCTCGCACCAGGCATGCGGCAACTCCGCATAGTGTAGAATTTACGCGGCTATCTTTTAGCTTACGAAATTCCCCAATGGCATCTTTTTTGTATCCTGCAGATTCCATCCACTCAGCGACTTTTGGCCGCAAATCTTTTACACTACTTTCAAGACGGTAGTACTCCATGGCGCGGCGGAAGTGTCGTGTAAACTGCTCTCCATTAAACTCTGCGGCACCTTCCCAGGTTGGGCTAAAGTCCTTGACTCCACGAGAGCGATGAGCATTAACCTGCTTTGCAGTGACCCGCGTTTTCTTTGCAGGAACAGGTTTTTTCTTAGTTGCAGTAGCCATTTTTACTCCGTTTAGTGTGTCAATGATGTTATTATAACTTATCCGGGAACGTCTGTCAACCGGTAAATAACACTAAGAAACAGGTCCTTTTTGGTCCTACAGGGAAAACATGCCTAAATTATCACTTTGGAAAAACGCCAAAACAAACGATTACCACTATCAGGATAGGGTTATTCGCGAAGCCGTGGGTGCAGGTGGCACATCTATCTTGATCCACAAATATCTTGGACCAGCTGCCGTAGAAGATGGATCTGATCCTGCCAAGCCAAACTTGGCAGAAAAGGGTGAGATCAACGAAATGGATATCCAGGACATTTTGTTCATGGAAAATCGCGATCGTGTATACGACACAACTGTTTATGAACTTCGCGGAACTTACAATGTAAGCGATCAGGACTTTGATTTGAGTCAATTTGGTTTATTCTTAAATGCCGACACCTTGTTTATCACCTTCCATACCAACGAAATGGTAGAACGTCTTGGACGCAAGCTGATGGCAGGTGACGTACTTGAATTGCCGCACCTAAATGACGACTTGCTGTTGGACGCTAATGCAAAAAGCATTAACAAGTTTTATGCTATCCAAGATGCCGCACGTTCAGCAGAAGGCTTTGGGCCAACTTGGTGGCCACACTTGTGGCGTATCAAAGCCGCACCTATCAATGACGCACAAGAGTATCGTAGCCTGTTGGGTGATCCCGAAGATGAAGATAGTTTGAAAAATGCGTTGAGTACGTACAACAAAGAAATTGCAATTTCAAATGCAATTGTTGCATCTGCAGAAGTCATTACACCAGCCGCTGGTTATAAGAATACAGAGTTTACTGAATCAACTTATGCTCCAGTTATCAATGGATTTGACGGATCTGGCGAGTCAAGCCTAGCTGTTAACTCTTCTGAAAACGTAGCAGTTGGTGGTGATACTACCCATATCAATTCTGGATTGTCATTCCCAATTGATCCATCACAAGGTGATTTGTTTGTTAGAAATGATTTCCAACCACAACGACTATTTGTGTATCGTGGCAACAAGTGGCATAGACTTGCCGATAACTCAGCTTCAACTGGTTGGGCAACATCTGCAACTAATGCAGGACCGTTTATCAATAATTCAGCAACTACAACAAATAACGCTGGTGAAACTATTCCACAACGTCAAGCACTAAGTGGTGTATTTGTTAAACCTAAGGCAGACAATTAATGGCACAACAATATTTTTACGATCAACAGATCCGCAGATGGTTACTACAGTTCATGCGACTGTTTGGCGGCTTCTCTGTAAAGATGGGCAAGGACGCAACTGGCGCCGACAACTATCATCAAGTGCCTGTGCGCTATGGCGATACAACTCGTATGAGCCAACACATACTTCGCTCTAACAGTGAAAACACTATTCTAAGTGTTCCTGCTATTAGCTGTTACATCGCCGAGCTTGTTCCAAATGCTGAACGCCGCATGACTCCTTCGTTTGAAGATAGCGTACAAATTTACGAAAAGAAATATGATCCAGTAGGACAAACATTTGAAGATGCTGTCGCTGAAACTTACACATTGGAGCGTCACGCACCTATCCCGTTTGACTTGACAATCAACGTTGATGTGTGGACTAGTAATACCGAACAAAAGCTACAACTACTCGAACAAATTTTGTTACTGTTCAATCCAAGTGTAAACTTACAAAGCAGTCAAAACCCGTACGACTGGACCAGTTTAGCTGTGGTCGAGCTTATTAACGTTACATGGACTGCACGTAGTATTCCACAAGGTACAGATGATATCATTGATGTTGCAAGTTTAATCTTCTCATTGCCTATCTTCTTGACACCACCTGCCAAAGTTAAGCGTCAAGTTTTAATTCACAGTATCTTAAACAATATCACCGGTGACTATCAGTTCATTGACGACATTACAATTGGTCTTAATAACAAGCCTATTTCATCGCGACAATGGATCACATTCAAGGATAGACATATACGTGTTACTAGCGATTCAATCCAATTGCTGACTAATAGAAACACTACAACTGACACAGAAAATGTTGTACCAGCAACATTACGCTGGAACGAACACTTTGAAAACTATGGTGGGTTTAAAAATGGCATCACTGAGATTAGATTAAAACTTGGAAGTGCAATAGACCCTCACGAAGTAATTTTAAGAATCTCCGAGAATACTGAAAACGAAAACTTATTGTTCTATACAGTGGATACTTCAACACTTCCTAACGATACTATCTCTATGATTAATGGTGTAGTAGATCCAACACGAAGTGCTCCAGGCAATGGCAACATTCCGCCTGTGCAAGCTGGCCAGCGTTACTTACTAACTGAATCTGTTCCGCAAACAGGATTGTGGGGTACAGTGATTGCAGATGCAAATGACATTATTGAATACAATGGAAGCAACTGGATTGTTAGCTTTGATGCAAGTGCAGTCAATGCGCCTGCTTATACTACTAACGCAAACACCATGGTCAAGTTGTATTACACTGGCACTGAGTGGGTAGTAGCAATTGAAGGAATATTCGAACAAGGCTACTGGCGCATTGTCAACTAAATATTTTTATGAGAGCTGTTGGCGCATTAATCGTTAGTAAGAAAACTGGGAGAGCTATGATGCAACTTCGTAGCCCTTCAGAAACGCATAGCATGTGCTGGGGCTTATGGGGCGGCAAGTTGGATGGCAATGAAGGCGACTTAGAAGGCTTAAAGCGCGAGTTATGTGAAGAGCTTGGTTATCCAGGCGTGCCAAATACTATTGCTATGAGTCATGTTTATACATTTACAACTCGAGACAAACGCTTTCGCCATGTTAGCTATCTAATACTATGTGAAGATGAGTTTATACCTACAATAGATGACGAAAGTGCAGGCTACTGCTGGATTAATTTGTGGGAGTGGCCGCAACCGCTACATCGTAATACTGCAAAGATGTTTAACAGCAGGGGCTTTCGAGAAGCATTAGAGGGTTTGTTAGATGGCGTTAAGAGTAATTAAAAATACTTTACGACAGCCAGAAATATATACAGGGCCGCATCGACAAATTGATGTAGAGCAATGTTGGCAAAGTCACTTAAACAATCCGCTGTTGAATAAGCTATATAAAGATTCTGTATGTTACACAGAACGTTGGTACTTAGAAACCCGTCGACTTATAAACGAAGAACTGTGGTATCATCCACTGCTAGTTAGTTTGTTGTTAGATGAAAAACTAAAACTTGATCTAATAAAAAGCACCATTGTTGATGCTGTTAATATGCGAAGTATATTAAACGATTCGCGTTATCCAGAATATCAAATGTCGGCTGGTGTTAATTTAAAGAAGCTTACTCGCTGGTGTGCGTTCTTTGTTAGCTTACCCGATTCACATGAAACTCTTGTTGCCCTAAATGGCCAATCTCCCGACTAAGATCTAAGTCGCACCAAATCTTGATTCCATTGTGATCAAGTAAATCACAAAATCCCATATCCTCACCGTGCCATGTTGAACTTGGTGCATGCCACTTTAAAGGAAAGTGCGGACTTGGCATTTCATCTGCAATAGATGCTCGCATTAACAAACATCCAAACCCAGTGTAACGTACTTGAGTTAGTCCATGTTCTGTTGTATCAACTGGCTCCACTGGATCTATTGAATGAAACGCTGTTGGATGGAATGGTGGCACACGCTTTGAGTATGTTGCACATACCACTTTCTTTTTGTGCTCTAATAGTCTAACAATAACATCTTCAGGAAATGTCATGTCACTATCAAACCACATAACATGTTCTGCATTATATTTGTCAACTGCAAGATTTAGCAACACTTGTCGTTGGTTACTGAGTACCGTACCAGCATCCATCTCTAGTAGTACAGGAATACCTTGCTGTTCTGTATATTTGATTGCTTGCACTAAACAGTAGGTAAATTTTGCATGAACCATTCCGTTAGTAGGAACGCAAATAACAACCTGCTCGCTTAGAACAGGTTGCTTGTCAAACACAGAACGAGATGACTTACCGAACATTACTCTTCAGATTCATCAATATTACCTACATTAGCTTTACGTTCTGCTAATCTTGTAGTTTTGTTGATTACATTTAAAAATGTTTGGCAACGGCTGATTGTCTGCTCATATAGCTCAGCTGGCAACTTTAGCATTTGCGACATATTTTCAGTTGTAACATTCTGTGTCAGTGCCTCAACTGCGGCTTTACGTGCAAGCTCTTCAACCCAAAATTGTGGTTCTGCTTCTTCGACTGCGGTGGCAACGTCTGCGCCAATTTCATCTTGTAGTTCTGCGATACGTCCGTTAATAATGTTCATCTCGTTGAGAACGATTTGTTTTTGCCAATCGGTTGTTGCCTTTTCCAATTCGCTGTTTAAGAATTCCATCTCTTGGCAAAGAGAAACTAACAAGCGGGGACCACTTGCTACGCTATATACAAAATTTTCTCTTTCAAAATTTGTACGGAATGGGACTTGTTTTAATACTGCTCGTGTATTGTTTAGGATTTCGTTTTGAGTTAGTGGCATGAAAGCTCCTTCTATGTTCTACTATGTATCATTTTAATTTTAGAAATTTTAGCCAAAAAGAAAGGGTGTTACCACCCTTTCTTTAATGCATAACAGTGTTACGTGTTATATGGTGTTGTACGACCACCAAAGCGACTACTTAAACTAACAGAGCCAGAGCTGATACCTAAGTATCCTCCTAACGTACCACGTAGCGATACGTTAGAGCCTGTTGTATTCGAGTAACCTCGTTTGACATTACCAAACGAAATTGACGATCCAGTTGCTGGAAGAATTGCCATTTTATTTGCCTCCTCTTTTCACTGAATTAATGTAAAGTCTTCTTTACAAGTGCCTGTAGTTCCTCGATTTGTGCTTGTTGTTCTTTAACAGCGTTAACTAGAACAGAAACAACTTTGTCATAACGAATAGTCTTGTAACCTGCAATAGCAGATTGTGTAACCAATTCTGGTAGTACTGCTTCAACTTCGTCTGCCATTAGACCAATTTGGTCCATGTGCTTTGGAAGACCTAAAGACTCGGCTAATTCGCTTGAATCGTATGTGTAACCGTTGATAGCCATAACTTTGTTTAAGGCACCGTCGATCTTAGATACGTTTGTTTTCAAGCGTGAGTCAGAGTAGTAAGCTGTAATTTCACCAGTTGCTGTGATAGAACCTTGAACTGCGATTGAACCAGTAAATGTACCGCCGCCCCATGGGTTGCCAGATGGGCCTGTAGGACCTGTAGCGCCTGTTGGGCCTGTAGGACCAGCAACGCCTTGTGGGCCTTGAGCACCTGTAGGACCTGTAGGACCTGTTAAGCCTGTTGGACCTGTTGGACCAGCTACTGTAGAAGCCGCACCTGTAGGACCTGTAGGACCTGTAGGACCTGTTGCACCTTGTGGGCCTGTTGGGCCTGTTGGACCAGCAACACCAACACTCCATGTGCCGTCACCGCGCCAGAATGTACCTGCGCTTGCGTTTGTACCACTGTTCAACTTGCTTACTGGTAGGTTACCAGCAATACCACTGTGAGTCAAGCCAGCGATAGCAGATGACAATTCTGTGTCAGTTGCCATTGCATCTTGAATTTCTTTCAATGTGTCAAAGGCTGCACCAGCACCGTTTGTAACTGCGGCAATTGCGGCTGCTTGAGCGGCATTAGCCTTAGAAGTTGCATCGGCTGCGGCTGCGCTGATAGCGGCTGCTTGAGCGGCGTTGGCCTTAGAGCTTGCATCAGTTGCGGCGGCTGTGATAGCGGCTGATTGAGCGGCATTTGCTTTAGTTGTTGCATCAGTTGCGGCTGCGGCAATTGCTTCAGACTTAGCTGTTGCGGCTTTTGTAGTTGCATCACTTGCGGCTGCGCTGATAGCTTGGCTCTTTGCAGTAGCAATAGCTGTATCACGAGCAGTAGCTTCTGCGGCAACTTTTGTTGTTGCATCGCTGGCTGCGGCTGTTTGAGCATTGTTAGCTTTTGTAGTTGCATCAGTAGCGGCTGCACTGATAGCTTGGCTCTTTGCAGTAGCAATAGCTGTATCACGGGCAGTAGCTTCAGTTGCTACAGTAGTATCAACATAACCTTTTGTACTTGCATCGCCAGAAGCAGATGGTGTACCTAAACCTGTAATCTTGTTGCTATTCATTGCAACGGCTGCACGGACGTCAACTGCGGCGTCAAAACGTGTTGCGGCTTTGAAACGAGCCGGGTCAGAGAAAATACCGTCAAAGTTATCATCTTCTGCATCACTTGCGCTACCGTCGGTTGTTAATGCTTTGGCAGCAAGAATAGAAACGTTACGCTCTAAGTCACTAATACGACGAAGACTTGATTTGCTACCGCTGAAAACGATATCGTTGTCGCCAACTGTTGTTGCTACTACAAGAGCACCAGACTTATCGTACTTGTACTCTTTTGTTTTGTCCAATGATACTTCACCTGTAGTACCACTGTTCTTTAATTTACGTTTATTATCAGACATTTTATCTCCTTTGAGTTTACTGGCACGGAGGACAAACTAGTGTTTTCCCAAGTGCGTTGTTGCCAACGTACAGGCAGGGGATGTCAAACCCCTGCCGTTAGCCAGTTAAATTATGCGAACTTTAAACCAGTTACTTCAATTTCGTCATCTACAGACAACACACCAGCAGTAACCGTCACCGTAGTACCGCTTACGCTAAATTCTGTTGGACGTAATAATGTACGGTTTACGTAAACATTGTAGTGTTTAGCTGTAGCTAAATCAGCAAATGTAAACGAAACTGGACCAACAGAAGCAACTTGTGAAGCAGTTACAGATTGGAATACACTGTGGAAGTTTGTTAAACCGCTACCAACGCGAGTTGCTACGCGAGCATCTGTGTAGTATAGGTTTGTAGAACCTTCTGTGATTTCGTCTGTGTTATCTTTACCAGCAATTGCGGCTGCAATGGCTGCGGCACGAGCAGTAGCTTCTGCGGCAACTTTTGCTGTTGCATCGGCTGCGGCTGTAGCTTCGGCAGCTACTTGAGCGGCGTTGGCTTTTGTTGTTGCGTCAGATGAAGCTGTAGCAATAGCGGCTGCTTGAGCGGCATTTGCTTTAGTTGTTGCATCAGTTGCGGCTGTAGCAATAGCGGCTGTTACAGATGTAGCTGTGGCTGCACCAGAAATGTCAGCAACACCTAAAGTGATAGAACCACCTAAGGCTGCAACTGCACCGTTAACAGTAATGCTGTTATTGGTCAATGAGCTGTTAGGAATAGAACCCAAGCTGATTACACCGCTTGCGCTGTTGTAACTTACACCACTTGAACCGTTAGCACTTAATGCGGCACGAGCACGAGTGTTAGAGAAGTACAAGTTTGTTGTACCTTCAGACAATGTGTCAGTGCTTGTAGCGATTGGTGTGTAAACAGAACCGTCGTTAGTGAATGTCCACTTTTGTAAACCTTCGTTCCAACGCATTTGTACGTTTGCTTCGTCACCACGTTCAACTTCGATACCAGCGTTTTGTGTTGGTGTACCAGTTGCATCACTGTTCAATGTAACAATGTTGTCAGCCAAGCTGATTGTATTAGAGTTAACACTTGTTGTTGTACCTTGAACTGTCATGTTACCAGCAATAACTACGCCAGTTGCTGTAACTGTCAATGCAGTAGAACCGTCAACTGTAACTGTTACTGTACCAGTGCCGTTGTCAACAACTGCAATGTTTGAGTTACCACTGCTGATAGTGCTTGTGCTGATAGCAGAAATGCTTGAATCAACATAGCTCTTTGTTGCCGCGTCAGAACCAGAAGTTGGTGTACCTAAACCAATTACCTTGTTGCCGTTTAATTCAACGTCGTCACCGAATTGAACTTTAACGCCATCACTAGAAGTGATACGCTTGCCGGCTGCAATTTGCATTGTACCGTCAATGTTAACACCTGTTGTGCTTGAACCAAATTGTAACAAACCTGTACCAGTTGTAGTGATACGCATGTTCTGATCTAGATCAGCTGTGAATGTCATTGTACCGCTAGTTTCTGTTAAAACTTGCTTACCGTTAACATACAAAGAACCTGGACCAACGAACATGTGACGGAAAGGATTCGCTGCCGAACCTAAGTCATATGTGTTGCTTAAACTTGGGATGATGTGACGTACTGTCAAGTCACCTGTTAATGTAGCACCTGCAAAAGTTGGTGTGCCTGTTGTTGACAAGTTTTGAGTTGTGCTAATAACACCTGTACCGCTGTTATAGCTAATACCTGTACCTGCGCTTAATGAGGCACGAGCACGGGCTGTTGTGAAGTATTGATTAGAACCTTCTGCAACGTCTGATGTTGATAGTACAACATCACCTGTTTGTGTGTTTACGCTTGTAACACCACCGATTTCAACAACTGCTGGTACGCCGTTGTCTTTCTTGATAAAGATTTTACCATCATGTGTGTTAATAGCTAATTCGCCTAGAGCTAGCTGGGCTGTCGTTGGGACCTTGCCCGCAGTAGAACTACGCTTTAAAATGATTTGATTGGCCATTTTGAGTATATACTCCCTAATTGGATGTTTAGCAGGGTGATCGGATCCTGCCTTCCAGAAGTATTTAGCTTATTCGTCTAGTACTGAATGTATATGCTTTAAAATTCGCCGCCATCTAGATCAATGTTTACGGCTGTTATAGACGTGATTTGACCGGATTCATCCAGTGTGATCACGTTGGTTTTGGATGCAGAACCATGTGTGCCCGAGTGATCAAAGTTTCCAATGCGGTTTTCTCGATAGAATGTTAGTCCGGTTGTACCTAATGTTATTACGCCTGGTGTTGTTAGTGTCCAAAATGTTTGGGCATTATCAGTACCTTCTTCAACGTACACACGCATACCACCTGACACTTCGTATAAGGAGTCTGCGTCTGGGGCTCTGGTTAGTTTACCAGTTACCGAATTCCAAATGTATATGCCATTCTGAGTAGAATTGGTTTGGCCAGCTAATAGCACACGGTCGCGGTGAACTAACGTAATATCGTCGATTACCCAGATGCTTCCTAGCAATGGAACATGAGTCCGTGCGACTACTCTGACACTGTCTTTACTGTCTGTTACGTGACTTACGAATTCTTTTCCGCGAAAAATTGGCATTTTGAACCTGATTCAACACAAATAACTGTGTTTTGTATAGGTTATTTATGCTTGCGACTAAATGGAAAGGGTGCATTTCTGCACCCTTTCTCTTACTTTACCTTAAATTACTTTAAGATTAGTATGTACCACCGTCGATATCACTGTTCTGGTTCAAGATACCACCAGCAGTCAATGTAACTGTTGGAGTTAAACGAACCATAATGAAGTCGTTAGCTTCCGGGGCAGTATCAAACACGATACTTGTTACACCGTCGACTGTGTCTAATGTGTAAGAGTATGTTGGAGCTTGTACCAAACCGTTAATAAACACTTGTGTGTTTTGGATAGAACTAATTTCAGCTTCAGTACTGAAACTTACTGTTGTGCCGTCACCTGTGTAGTTCTTTGTTACCACTGTTGTTGTAACGTTCTGTGGAACAAACTTCTGTAGAGCAGAGCTCCAAACTAGTGTGTAACCATCAGACATTGCGGCAGAATCAACGTCGGCTAAGTCAAAAACGCTTGCGTTTGCAATACGACCATCTGCACGAGCATCAGTGTAGTACAAGTTGTTAGCACCTTCGGCGATTGCATCTGTTGTTGGAACAGCAAATGTAAACACACCAGTACCAGCATTGTAGCTTAGAATATCGTTGTTATCGCTTACTAAAGAAACTGCACCACGTGCTTGAGCATTAGTGAAGTACTTGTTAGTTGCAGTAGCATCAGATACGTTATCTGTTGTTAAAGTAACAACGCCATCTAAGCCGTTAACACTTTGAACAGCAGCCAATGTGCTGATAACACCAGTTGAACTGTTGTACTGGATGTTTGCACCACCACTGATAGAAGCCTTAGCACGGCCTTCAGTGAAGAACAAGTTGATAGCACCGCTTAGTTCAGCAATGTTATCTGTATTCAAGTTGTCAATGCGACCACCTAACGCAACTTCGGCAGCAGTAGCACGAGTTACTTCAGTGTCAACGTTGGCTTGAACAGCAATGTCACCTGCAACACGAGCGGCTGCTTCGATAACGTCAGCGGCAGCGTTGGCTTCTTCGGCGGCAGTTGCACGAGCTGTTTCTGCGGCAATAGCGGCAGCGTTGGCAGCATCACCAGCGGCACGTGTTGTTGCTTCAGCAGTTACGCTGGCAGCAATAACGCCTTCTGCGGCTGTTGCGCGAGCAACTTCAGCAGTTACGCTAGCAGTGATTGTTGTATCAGCAGATTCGCGAGCACTAATTTCATTGCTGATATTAGTTGCATTTGCGGCTTCGGCAGCAGTTGCACGAGCAACTTCAGCGGCTAACGCTGTTGCGGCTGCATTATCGGCAGCTAGACGTGTAGCGGCTTCGTTAGCTAATGCAGTAGCACTTGCACTTGCCAAGTCACTGATAGCTTGAGTCAAGCTAGAGTCAGCGGCATTGTAAGCATCGATGATTTCTGTTAAAGAATCCAACGCGGCTGGATCAATGTTGCTTAGAACATTGTCAATGCGAGCATCTAATGCAGTGTCGGCAGCGGCACGTGCGGCAGCTTCTGTGCTGATAGCAGTAATGCGAGCTGTTTCTTCTGCGGCAATTGCGGCAGCATTTGCTTGTTCGGCAGCAGTTGCGCGAGTAACTTCAGCAGCCAATGCAGTTGCGGCAGCAACGTCGGCTGCAGAGCGTGTTGCGGCTTCAGCAGTGATAGCGGCAGCATTTGTTTCTTCTGCGGCTGTTGCGCGAGCAACTTCAGCAGTGATAGCGGCAGCATTTGCTTGTTCGGCAGCAGTAGCACGAGTTACTTCAGCTGTAATAGCTGTAGCGTTTGCAACTTCTGCGGCTGTAGCACGAGTTACTTCGGCTGTGATAGCGGCTGCGTTTGCGGCTTCTGCGGCACGAGCTGTTGTAGCTTCGGCAGCAATAGCAGTTGCATTTGCAGAATCACCAGCAATACGTGCTGTTTCTTCAGCAGTAATAGCGGCATCTAAAGCGGCTTCAGCGGCTTCGGCGCGAGCAACTTCAGTGTTTAATGCAGTAGAATTTGCAATGTCACCATCTACACGCAATTGAGCTTCGGCAGCAATGTCAGCGGCCAATGCTTCTTCAGCGGCAGTGTGGTGTGCATGCTCTTCAGCAATGTCAGCAGCCAATGCGGCTTCGGCAGCAGTTGCACGAGTTACTTCAGCAGTGATGTCAGCATCTAATGCGGCTTCGGCAGCAGTTGCACGAGCTTCTTCGGCATCAACATCAGCGGTACGGGCTGTTGCTTCAGCAGATACGGCAGCAATACGTGCGGCTTCTTCGGCAGCAATATCGGCAGCTAAATCAGCTTCTGCACCAGTTGCACGAGTTACTTCGGCAGCTAAGTTAGCGGCAGCAGTATTTGCCAATGTAGTGATAGCACCGTTGATTGTGTTATCAGCAGATTGGAATGCGCTTACGATTTCTGTTAAGCTGTCTAATGCGGCAGCATCAGTGTTGCTTAAAATGTTGTCAATGCGGATACCTAATGCTGTGTCAGCAGCCATATAAGCTGATTCGTTTGCATCAATGTTTGCTTGTAATGCGGCTTCGGCAGCTTCTGCACGAGCAACTTCAACAGTCAAGTCGTTTGCCAATGCTGTATCACCAGCAATACGTGCTGTTTCTTCTGCGGCAACCGCAGTTTCACGAGCAGTAGCTTCGGCAGCTACGGCAGCTTCTCGAGCAGATACTTCGGCAGCTAAGTCGTTTGTTAATGTTGTGTCGGCGGCCGCACGGGCTACAGCTTCAGCACTAACGGCAGCAGTACGAGCACTTGCTTCTGCGGCAACGGCAGCAATACGAGCGGCTTCTTCTGCGGCAATAGCGGCAGCATTTGTTGTTTCAGCGGCTGTTGCGCGAGCTGTTTCAGCTGTGATAGCGGCAGCGTTTGCTGTTTCGGCAGCAGTAGCACGAACAATTTCAGCAGCCAAATCGCTTGTCAATGTAGCTTCTGCGGCGCGGGCTGTTGTAGCTTCGGCAGCAATAGCAGTTGCATTTGCTTGTTCAGCGGCAGTTGCGCGAGCAACTTCGTTAGATACAGCAGTTGTCAATACAGCTTCAGCGGCAGTTGCGCGAGTTGCTTCGGCAGTAATAGCGGCAGCATTTGCAATATCACCAGCTTCACGTAAACCAGCTTCAGTTGTTACGCTTGCGGCAATAACACCATCGGCAGCAATACGTGCTGTTTCTTCTGAAGCAATGTCTGCGGCCAATGCGGCTTCTGCGCCAGTTGCACGAGTAACTTCTGTTGATACGGCAGTTGTTAATACACCTTCGGCAGCAGTAGCACGAGCTGTTTCGGCTGTGATAGCGGCAGCGTTTGTTGAGTCACCTGCAATACGTGCAGATTCTTCAGTTGCAACGGCTGTTGCAAATGCATCGTCGGCAGCAATACGTGCGGCTTCTTCAGCGGCTAATGCGGCTGCGGCAGTGCTTGCCAAGTTGTTGATGGCAGTTTGTAAATTGCTATCGGCAGCATCGTAAGCGGCAATGATTTCTGTTAAGGAATCAAGTGCGGCTGGATCAATGTTGCTTAATACGTTGTCGATACGAATACCTAATGCAACGTCACCGGCAATACGTGCTGTTTCTTCAGCAGTAACGGCTGCGGCACGAGCGGCTTCTTCGGCGGCAATTGCGGCAGTTAATGTAGCTTCGGCTGCACGAGCTGTTGAAGCTTCTGCGGCTAAATTGCTTGTCAATACGCCTTCGGCAGCAGTAGCACGAGCAACTTCTGTTGATACAGCAGTTGTCAATACGCCTTCAGCGGCTGTGGCACGAGCGGCTTCAGCAGTAATAGCATTTGCATTTGTTGTATCACCTGCAATACGTGCTGTTTCTTCTGTTGATAGATCGGCAGCAATTGCAGATTCGGCAGCTTCAGCGCGAGCAACTTCGGCGGCTAAGTTAGTTGTCAATACGCCTTCAGCGGCTGTAGCACGAGTTACTTCGGCTGCTAAGTTAGCAGTTAACGTAGCTTCGGCACCAGATGCACGTTCAAATTCGTTTGCCAAGCTGATAGACAATGTAGATTCAGCTTCGGTTGCGCGAGCAATTTCAGCGGCTAAATCAGTTGTCAATACGCCTTCGGCGGCTGTAGCACGAGTAGCTTCTGCGGCAATGGCTGTAGTTAATACAGTCTCGGCGGCACTTGCGCGAATCGCTTCTGCATCAACTGCGGCTTGAACTGCGGCAACTGCGGCGGCGTTGGCAGCAACGGCACGGCCAGCTGTAAAGTATTGGTTTTCACCTTCGGCAATGTGAGATGTTGTTAAAACAACTACACCAGTTTGACCGTTAACGCTTTCAACTGCGGCAACAGAACTGATAATACCAGTTGCTGGATCGTAGCTGATGTTGTTACCACCGCTGATAGCGGCGCGGGCACGACTTGTTAAGAAGTACTGGTTAGTGCTACCTTCAACAATCTTATCTGTAGTTGGTGTTGTGAATGTAAATTCACCAGTTTGTGTACCGTAGCTTAAAATTTGATTGTCATCGCTGTTTAAGCTAATGGCTGCGCGAGCCAATGCATCTGTAAAGTACTTGTTTGTCTGGCCTTCTAGGATACCATCACTTGTTGGGTGGTTGTATGTGAATTGACCGTTTGTACCGTTATAGCTCAATACAGAAGTATTGTTGCTTGACAAACCAATGTCACGCCATACTGATTCAGAGTGGTAGTACTCGTTTAATGTACCTTCTGGTACATCATCAGTGCTTGAAATTGTAATAGCGTTGATTTCTTGATCAACGTATTGCTTTGTTGCGGCGTGTAAGTTGCTTGATGGATCGGCAGACAATGTCAAGAAACCTGTCATTGTGTCGCCATCTTTGGCAACCTTACCTGCTAACGCAGTTGTAAGTGTAGCCGCAAAATTGGCATCATCGCCAATGGCCGCTGACAACTCAGCCAACGTATCTAATACGGCTGGTGCAGAGTTGATTAAGTCGCTAACTGCTGAGCTTACGAAGCCAGTAGACGCGATTTGTGTTGTGCTAGTACCTTTGGCGGCTGTAACCGCTGTAGGCGTACCACGAAGATCAACCGAGTTAATAATCGAACTCGATCTTGCTTTGATAATAGGCATTTATTTTTCCTCATTGAAAACTTCTAGTGAAGTTTTTGTTTGTTGACTTTTTAAGTATGGTGTCAAACCAACGTGAGAAGATGATTTTAAATTACTAGTAACCAGTAGTTTTTCGTTATGTCAACGCTACCGTTACCAGCTGTTACTTTGATTTCATATCGACTAGGGCTACTGTTTTGAGGAGCAGTTCCTACGATATTATTTCCGCTTACTGTTAACCAGCTAATTGCAGACTCACCTGCATTTGCAGGTTGAATTGTTATACTTGTAGCGTTATTTACACCTAAAGTAAAATTTATGGTGTCTCCACCAGAAAAACTTCCAATATATGAATTGGAATTGGTCCAATAAGGCTTAGACTGGCCGAAGTTGATTAAGTTTGTAAAGACAAACTCGTTACCACTAGTATCTACTAGGGTTAGGTCTTGTGGGTAAGACCATAATGGTCCCACCACACGAGTTGTTTCTATCATCAACTGCATTGTGTTTGCAGTTGGATAGTCAATTCTTGTTATTGCCTGACCACCTACACGAGCACCTGTACCAAATGTGATATCGGTTGCTTCAATTGTGATCGTAGTGTACTGTGCAATGTTACTGTAACTTACTGCCGTTATCGTTGGACGAGGGCGATCGTTTGTTACAGTGCTTCTTAAAATTCTTACTTCAATCAAGTCTCCAGATTCTGGGACTTCATCGAACGCCAATGTGTTGCCATTGATAACAGTGTAGCTATAATTTGGTTGTTGAACGATACCATTAATTGACACTACCAAATTGGCTGGGCTTGCTACACTTTCTAATAGTGTGAATGTTGAAGTGACTCCATCGCCATAATAGTTTTTTGTTACTAGGCTAAGCTGGTGAGTTTTATTTCTAAACTGACCAGATACTACATCAAACGATAAAACTTGACCAACAGAAGGCGAGCTAATTGTTGTATCAGTTAGGCTATCTAAAGATAGATTACTAATTATGTCAGCAAAATTTGCATTTGTGTTTTGCTGATTCTGTACAATCTCTGTTAGAGAATCAATTGCGACCGGATCAACGTTGCTTTTGATGTAATCAATTTGTTGTTGCAGGTCTTGGTCTTGTGCATCAACATAACTTAATGCTGCCAACGTTTCCCAATCGTTACCAGAATAGTATTCAGGCTTGTCAGATGTTTGGTCAAAGCGTACATGACCAGCTAGTGGTGAAACTGGACGGTCTGTATCTTCGCCTGCTGGCAATGCCAATGCACCAGTAGCATCAATAGTCAGCACATTGGATGCTGGCTTAATTGATTCGGTTGTGTGATTGGTCTTAATTGCCATTTGGATTACGCCTTGCTTTCAATCTTTTCTTTTGTGCGGCCATATGCGGCAACACCAAGTACAGCACCCATTGCAACGTGGTATAAACCTGCGCCTTGCAATGTTAATGGTTGCCATTGTAATTCTACTCGGCCGTTATTGCCTAGTGCTTGTACTACACTCCAAAGAATTGGTGCAATAACAAAGTCAAACATACATGTTACCATGTAAGTCCAACCCATCATTGGGCGCCACTTTTTGTTTACCCAGTCGGTGTTGGTATTTTCAATTGAGCTTTCTGCTCCTCCGGCAGTAGTTACTGCGGCTGCATCGGCTGTGGCTTTTACAGAGGCCGCATAGTCGACCGAAGTTGTGTTTGCAAAGCCACCGTTTTGAATTTTGTTGTTGATGTTTACTTGAGCGCCACTTGTAAGTGGTGTAAATGCGTCAGAGTCATCGTAGTCGTCTAGTTTTGGCATAGTTATTATGTCTCCTAATGTATTATTTACCTTAGGATCACTTTTTTGGCTGTAAGAACTCTTGAACCTTGGTTGCTACAGCAGACATGAAATCTGTACCTGGTGCGGCTTTACCCCATTTGCCAGCTGGGCACTCCTCTGCGGCTATTGTTACTTTTAAGTTTACCAAACATCCACATAACGTACATTGTTTTGTCGAGCGTCTATAGAACTCGCACTTCTGGCAGTGGCCAGCACGTTCAAGTCTTACTTCTATATTTGTAAACATGCAATACTTATGCCGTGAAAAAGGGCTCCGAAGAGCCCTTTTCTAGTTTCTACTAACCGTTTAAGATTAGATGAAGCTTAGGTTGTCGCTAGCGATAGCGATTGTGTTAACGTAGTCAGCCGCGTTACCTAAAGAAGATGCGCTGTTTGACAACTCAACATAACCATAACGTGTCATGAAAGACACTGTTGGTTCAAATGTTGCTGGATCTAGAACAACACCAGAGCTCATCAATGGGATGTATGGGCAATAGAATGCTGGAGCGTCCATTTCGTTAGCGCCTTTGTAACCGATAAGGATCGGAGCATCGTCGCCAGCGTAGTGGTTAACATATACGCGAACAGAGCTGTTCAATGTACCAACGAACTTAGTGTTTGTTGGAGCTTCGAATGTACCTTCTGTTGTACGAGCAAATGCGCTTGTAGTAGCAGATTGTAAGATTGTCAATGCTGTTGGAGAAACTACGATGTAGTTACCAGCACCACGACGTGTACGGCTAGCGATGTCGTTAGCGGCACGGTTTACCAATACTGCTAAGGCAGCGTGTTGGTCACCAACGAAGTTGGCTTGACCGCTAACAGCGGCTTGGTCGTATGTACCATAAGCAGTACCAGCCAAGTTGATCAACGAACCGATAACTTCTTGGTCGATTTCAGCTGTAATTTCTTGAGCCAATGCAGCCATGATTTCCGCTTCAACGTCAACACCGTGGATGGCTTGTGCGTCTTGAGCGGCTTCAAATGTCCAACGAGCAGACAACTTACGGCTCTTAGCTTCAACAGTCTCTTTCAAGATCTGGATGTTCATCTTCTTACCGCCTTGACCTTCTAGGGAGGCAGTAGAAGCACCTTTACCACCAGCACCAGAGTACTGAGTAGCAATGCTGAATGGGCTTAGAGCTTCATCACCAGCAGTTACGGCTTTACCGATGTTACCAGAAGCGTTGTCGGCAGCGTCAGCGCCTTCAGCGTAACGTACACGCAATGTGTGGATCTGGCTAACTGGACCTTGCATTGGCTGAACACCAACTAATTCGTTAGCGATAGTTGTTGGCATAACGCGACGAATAACAGGCAAAATAACCTTGTTTAAAACTGCAATGTTACCAGAAGCTGTGCCGCCGGCTGTTGCTGTTTCTGTCAAATACTTCTTTGTATTTTCCAAGCAGACTTCCATTGTAGTCTTGCGTTGACCTTGTAGGCCTTCTGTTAAGGCTTGCTTAGTAGCAGACCAGTTTTTGCTTTCAAATAGAGCTTGTGACATATAATGTCTCCTAATTAAATCTTAATACCAGCGAGTTTACGAAGTTGTTGAATAGTTTCATCAGCTTCGGCTGGGGCGGCTTCGACAACTTGTGCTGTCTTATCGCCTGTAACCACAGTCTTCTGTGATTGCTGTCCTTCAACAAGTTGTTTCTTCTCACGACGAACTTCCTCGTTTAAAACAGATGGCAGGTACTTCTGGAATTGGTCTTTTAGTTTAGCAGTATCTGTGCTTTCTAGTAACTCTTCCATGATTGCTCGTTTGTCTTTCGACAATGGTGAGCATAGGTCCTGCATGACGCGAACTCGCTGTGCTTGATCTTCCGCAATGCGCTGACGACGAAGCGACTCGCTAATTTGTTGTTCTTTTTGTGTTAGTGTTTGTTGAGCTTCTGATAGTTGTGTGTTCATATCTGCTAGCTTACGATTCAATTCGCTAACGGCTGTACCGTCTGCAAACTTACTTGCCATAAACTCGGCAGCGAAGGCTTCCATAATCTTACGACCAAAGTTATTTTCTTTAGCTGTACGGATGTCTTCTTTTAATTGTGTTACTTCTTTCTTGAAAGATTCAGCAACCATAGTATTGATTTTCTCGCTTGCTTTCTTGATGAAATTAGAACGAGCTTCTGCAATAGCTTTACGACCTTCTGCAACTAACTTAACGCGAGCGTCAACTAGTTGTTTATGGTCTTCGTGCAATTCGCTTAGTTCAGAAGTTAGTTTACGTAAAGCAAACTCTTCTAATTGACCAACTGCATCTTTTTGTGATTGGCGGTCAGACTTTAGTTCTGCTACTTCTTTTGCCAATGTTTCCATTACAAATTTCTGTAGTAACTGTGCGTCTTCGCTGATCTTGGCAGCATACTTTACACGTTGAGCAACTGCTTCTTCACGTAAAGTTTTTAAATCGGCAGCACCTGCAGAGATAGTATCTTGCATTAGCTTGTCCATTGCTTCAATTAGCTGGCTTTTATCGTGTTCATAACGACCAGCAAATTCTTCGCGTAACTCAGCTGTAACTGATTCACGGCTTTCGGATAAGTGTTTTTCCCAAG